AAAACAGTCAGAAAGATGTAGTCGGCAATCTGATGGTGTATCCTAACAAATGGCTATCCGTAGGAGGATCTTTCATTCGGGGGACCGGGCATGCCATAGCCGACTCGCAATATTCAGGAATCAAAACAGGAGAAAATTACGCAAAGAAACGTATGAGCCTGGGAGGTGTCGTCACGACTTCCGCTTTCAATTTCCGTACGGAATATCTCGCAGGAAAAGACAAAAACGTAAAAAGTGAAGGATTCTATGCGACAGGCAGCGTACGTTTAGTACAAAATTTCGATTTCATTGCCTCTTTCGATTATTTCAATCCGAACAAGGCGGCTGATTTCAAACAAAATAATTACATTGCCGGACTACAATACTGGTTTTACCCCAGATGTCGTGTACAGGCACAATATACTTTTTGTGATAAAAAAGGAGACGGACAGAAGGATTCTAATATGATACAGGCACAGGTGCAAGTCAGATTCTAACTTTTTGGCATCCTTTTTGTTCTATTACATATAAATAATTGAACCATTATGAACGAAAAAACGATCAATGAACAATACGCCTATATACGCTCTCTACTAGAAGAAAAAAGACTTAAGGAAGCTCTGATGCAGTTGGAGTCCCTGCTCTGGCAATGTCCGGACTGGGATTTACGTAACCGTATGGAGCAGCTGCAAACCTCCTACAAGTATATGCTGGAGTATATGCGCCAGGGAGCGAATGACCCTGAACGCTGGAATGTATACAGAAAACTTGTGGCTGATACATGGGAAATAGCCGACCGTTCGCGCCTGCTCATGCTGGATAACGCCTCATCAAGATATTATCACGAGGTACGCCGTACTCCCCGATCGGAAGATTTGTCAGCATACACTCTAAAAAAACTGCTGCATATGCTGGAGTCATTCAATGACGACTTGGCAGTCAGCGGGCTGTTATCCGACGAGAAAATGGACGATGTACTGAAACGGCATGAAGATACACTCAAATTTATGTTTCTGCAAACATGGACCAACAGTTCATGGACTCCTGAAGAGGAAGAGGATGCACAATCCATGCTTATCTCCGAACTGTTGCCGGTGAACGACCTGTGCCTGTTTATCAGTGCTGTTACATTAAGTCTGATGGAATGCTTTGACTTGCGTAAAGTTATGTGGTTGCTAGACGCTTACCGCCACCCGGACGTCAATGCCAGCCAACGTGCACTGGTAGGTGTGATTTTCATTTTCCATATCTATAGAAACCGTCTTTCCCTCTACCCCGACCTGATCAAAAGGGTTGAGTTCATGGATGAGATTTCTTCCTTCCAAGAGGATGTGGCACGCATCTATCACCAGATGTTATTATGTCAGGAAACGGAAAAGATAGACAAGAAAATGAGAGAAGAAATCATTCCCGAGATGTTGAAGAATGTTTCGTCTATGCGAAACATGAGATTCGGCTTTGAGGAGAATGAGGAAGAGAATGATGACAAGAACCCGGATTGGGCGGATGCTTTCGAACAGTCGGGTCTGGGAGACAAATTGCGCGAAATGAATGAATTGCAACTGGAAGGGGCCGATGTATATATGAGTACATTTGCGGCACTCAAAAGCTATCCGTTTTTTCGGGAAGTACAGAATTGGTTTTACCCATTCAGTAAGCAACAGTCTGATGTCATCAAACAACTAAAACAGGAAGGAAACGAAAAAAACACATTACTGGATTTAATTCTCCAATCAGGATTTTTCAGTAACAGCGATAAATATTCACTCTTCTTTACGATCCGGCAGCTGCCTAAAGCTCAACAAGACATGATGCTGAGTCAACTTGGAGAGCAACAAGTGGCGGAACTGTCTGAAAAATCGAACGCGGAAACAATGAAGAAATTCAATGAACGACCGGGAACAGTCAGCAATCAATATCTGCACGATCTGTACCGTTTCTTCAAACTTAGCGTACGCCGTCATGAGTTCAGAGATATCTTCAAAGAGAAACTCGATTTGCATCACATTCCTGCACTTAATAACGTACTGTATAATGAATATATCCTATTCCCGATTGCTGATTTCTATTTAAAGAAAGAACGTTGGAATGAAGCGATAGAAGTGTATGAGGAAATGGAAACGATCGGAGCACTGAAAGGAAGAGGTGCGGAATATTATCAGAAACTGGGATATGCTCTGCAAAAAAACAAGAAGTATGCAGAAGCCATCGATGCTTATCTGAAAGCAGATACATTGAAACCGGATAATATTTGGAACAACCGCCATCTGGCTATCTGTTACCGGCTAAACCGAAATTATCAGGCAGCACTGAGCTACTATAAAAAGGTGGAAGAAGCTACACCGGAAAGCACCAATGTTATTTTCCACATCGGCAGTTGCCTGGCTGAACTCGGTCAATACGAAGAAGCAGCCAATTATTTTTTCAAACTGGATTTCATCGAAAGCAATTGTATAAAAGCATGGCGTGGTATCGGATGGTGTTCATTCATCAGCCGGAAGTACGAACAAGCAATGAAATATTACGAAAAAATCATCGGACAGAAGCCATTGGCCATCGACTATATGAACGCCGGACATGTCGCTTGGGCAATGGGAGATATCCAGAAAGCAGCCGCTTTATATGGTAAGTCAATTACGGCCAATGGAAACCGTGAACGCTTCCTGGAAATGTTCCGGAAAGACGAGGAAGCTCTTCTCAAACAAGGTATTCAAGAAGAGGATATCCCGTTAATGTTGGATTTATTATAATTTCTTCAGCTCCCCGTACAGTTTCTGTATGGGGAGTCCCATTATATTGTAATAACGCCACAACCACAACAAACAACTGTTAAACAAGCAATTAGCAAATAAAACAACCACCACAGTAAAACTATAGTAAAACAAAAGAGTATTTTAGGGAAAAAGCATCTTATTCGGCCGCCTTTCTCAATCCCTCCAATTTCTCTCTAAATTTCCGGAACATGTCAATCGTCGGGTAAAACGTCGGATTCTCCCAGTTCTTAGAGATCATCTGGATCATTGCCTCTATATGACTTTTGCAGTCTATTACTTTGATGCATTTGTCCAGGACCAGTCCGCCTTCCGGGTAGGTCTTGTTATTTAATGTATTCTGCGCCCAGGTGAGCAGCTCTCTGATCGATTCTTGATCGTATTTGTTTTCTTCTTCCATCTTACTGAGTTATTACCAGCTTTATATTCAAAAAATCCAGAATCTTTTCAATCTTCTCTTGTCCTAAATTCGTTTTTCCGTTAAGAAACAAGGACATGGTACTCTTTGTTACTTCTACATGCTCCGCAAGATCCTTTGATTTGACATTGCGGAGCTTCATTGCCTCTTTGACTGTTTCCCGTATCATCATTCCATTTTCCAATTAATTTGATCTTCAATAGCTTGGTCTAATGTAAAGTCGCATTTAGGGTATTCAGCCTCTCCAAAACCTGTACGGAGATCAACAAACCAGCTTTCTTCATTCTCGCTGATTATCGCGTTCTCAAAGCCTTCTACTGTTTTTTCTATAATTGTTTTCATATCTTTATTATTTAGTTGTTGATACTTTGTTTCTTATTTTGATGCTACAAAGATACGAATAGTTTCTGTAATATCAAACTTTTAAGACTGAAAAGTTTCGATTATATCAAACTTTAACATTTGGATATAAAAAAGCCCGGCATGTTGTATACCGGGCGATTCCATTTTAAAAGAGGCGTTATAAATGGAAAGGAGCTATTTTTTCTTTGCATCTTTCTGATGATATAAAGGTATACTTTTTAATCCATCAATATGTTCATATAGATCATTTTCGATATGTTCGCAATGCATAGGATCAAGAACAAAATCAATCCCTTCACGTCTAGCCAATTTTGCAGCAGGGACAAAATCTGAATCTCCAGAAATAAGAACGATTTTATCTACAAAACCTTTTAAAGATAAAGAAGCGATGTCAACACCAATTTTCATATCAATCCCCTTTTGACGCAATTCATAATATACGTCATCCGCATTAATGTCATCAAGAGAAATCTCTTTCTTTAATAATTTTCTCATTGTGTTATCATAGAAAAGCCATCTTTTGCTTTCCTTAATATTACCTAGACGCAGAGCGACTTTTCTCTTTTTCTTAAGTTCGTTTATTAACTCACTTCTGCGGATAGCCTCTTCTGTTTTAGAAAAGTCTATGCATTTATTAGAGACAGGATTATGTATCTTTTTGGCGAATGGTACACAATCATAATAAAAAATGCGATATAAATAATTATTTTTCCCTACATGAGAATGGGATATAGTATATAAATCATTGGCAATAGTTAATGCTGTCTTTTTGCCGGACTTATTATACATTGCATTATAGCGTTTTATAAAATACCCACCATCAATTAATATGGCAACTCTTATAGGGGTTTCTGTGTACGATGTATTTGGACGAGTTTTCATAAAATAAAAAAATGGCCTTTGGTTAGGCATGCCCATTATCAAGAGGGGGACAAACGTAAGCCAAAGGCATAATCATGTGCTGCAAATGTATGAATTTAATTTGTATCTGCAAAAGGTAGAAGATAAATTGCAATAAAAAATAGATTATTTTATATGTTTTACACTCATCAAGTTACAATATCAATTATACACACAAAGATATAACCCTTGCAATAATTGCAAGAGGAATCAGCCAATACAACCACCTTTCTAGGCGTTCCATAGCATCACCAGCAGGAGCCGGCAGAAATCCGAGTGATACCGGTCGTCGGCCTGTTCAAGCAATATGTCCAGCTTATCGTTTCTCATTTTCGAGCACTGTTTTTATTCGTTCTTCAGTAAATCCAAATCGGGAGGCAAACTTTTTGAAAGCCTGCAACCTATTGCCTGGAATAAGAGCATACATACTGTTGATAGGCGTATCACTCTTTAATGCTTTCTTAATTTCTTTATTCTTCATGGATTAGCGTATTAAATGTTTGACCTTGTTTTTACAGCAGTCACACTCACATAGCAATGTCTTAGCATACTCCCATGTCTTTTCGATGATATCATCTCCGATATACTGAATTTCCTCCCCGTAAGGGTCTATACCGAACGCCTGGCAAATATGAGTAGCCATGTGCCCGCATTCATGCCGCCAAGACTTGGCAAATTCCTTTGGGGACGAAGTAAGGGCAATGACCATTACTGTTTCCCGGGTGCCGAAGTTGGAATAAGTAACTCCGGTATTCAAATTGCCGGAGCTAATATTCTCATACGCAGTACGAAGCATATCACCGTCGCAACCGATGGAATGCATATTATCCAGTATTTCCTCTGTATAATATGTATCTACTGCATAATATACCATGCAGCTCCATTCATACTTGGGTAATGCAAACCGTTGTCGTATCATTCATCAAAGCATTTCGTCCCATTCAATAGGTTCTCCGGCAGCAATCATTGTCGCATACCATCTTCTCATCGTTGCCCCGTCAGGAGCATCAGGGTCATCAATTGTATCCTTTATATAAAGAGCCAAATGCGCTTCGTCGGGAATAGATGACTTCAGATAATCTGCCTTACCCATGTTGGCTACATAAACATAATCATATAGCGCATTATTTTCAAGCTTTATGCCATAGCGGGTAAGCAACTCATCTACTTTCTCTTTCGATATCGGTTCAATCCGCTCTTTTTTACCGGTAGAAGGATTAAGCTTTTTCATGAGCGACACTGCAAACTCGCACATTTTCTTGTTGAAATGCCAGCCGAAGTTAGACAAGTAAGCTTCCATTTCTTCCGGTCTTCTATCTCTTATATCCAAAGGTTCTCTCCTCATGATTAAATAAAGTTATAGGGAGTAGAAATGATCCACCCCCTAATTAAACATTAACGATAACGGGAATAGCGTCCTGTACCACGTACGCCGCGTCTTTCGCCATAGCCGCCACGACCGGAACCGCCACCATAATCACCACGTTCACCCATCTCGTCATAGCGGTCGTCGTCATCGTCATAATAACGTTCACGTCTTCCCATGCTTTCACCACCGGATAATTCTTCGATGCATTGCATCAGCTTACCACCGTATTTAAGCATCTTTTCAGCGTAGTCGGACATTTTCTCGACCTTGCTCTCGGAAATCTCAATCATCATCATACTATTGTTTTTTAGAATTGTTACTACCAGATGTCTTTTCAGAAGACTTGAAGAAATCAGCCATCATAGCCTTCAATTCGCTAAGTTCTTGCCGAAGCGCTTTATTTTCCGCTTCCTGACGCTGGCGTTCTGCAAATTCAGGATTAAGGACCTGAAGCATCTTGTCGCATGACTCTATGACGGAACGATGATGATCAACACTGCCCAATATCTCCGAAGAGCGGTTGCGCATGGCGGCAACTTCCGCATTCATCGATTCCCTTGAGCCGGATATTACCATATTCCCACCTCCGGGAAAGTTTGCATCAGCAATGTCAGACATTGCCGGTATCTTTTGGAAAGTCACCGTCTGCTCCCCGACCTTGATTGTTATATCAACCACCATTCTCGGGGGCTGCCCATAGGGAAGAGGTTGTTGCATAAACTCCGGCACAGGATTGGAAACCCCGGCTACAGATCCTACTTCTATATATGGAGTACCGTCCCTATGAAGGACAAAGAACTCGCTATTTGTTCTTAAATTCTGAAAAGGCATAATTAATTAACTCTTTAAGGAGCGGGATTGCTCCCGCCCATTGTTGTTTTTAAACTACTCCGGTCATAATCTGCAACGTGTTGGTAGCACGGTCAAACCAGAACTCATACACACCAGTACCGGGAATGTCTGCCGCAGTCAGAGCTTCTCCATTATATTTAGTGACCGCCTGGGTAGCTCCATTGGTCTCAAACAGAACAGGAAGCGTGCCGGTTGTTCCGGTAGGTACCGCTTGGGCAATGTCGATGTATATTGTCCCTCTATACCATGCGTTAACAAAGGCGTGGTTGGGAAAGGAAAACACCACATTAGCAGTATTGACCGTTACTCCCGAGGTTGATATAGCCGCAGAACCCCTACGGTTTACAAATTGGAAAGGATATACTGCCATAATAGCCTCCTTCCTCTATTAACCCCAAAAGCCATTACCGGCAGCGTAAGGATTGAAACCACCATACAAGCCGTATTGGTATGCTACACAGTTGGGAACTGCCGCAATAGGACTGTAAGGAACAGTAACAGTCTCTGGTTGTTTACACTCGATTTTTGCCAGGCGCGAACTGAGATCACCTAAAGCAGCACCCAGAGGAGCTGTTGCCTGACCAATCATTTGCCCGAATGTCGATGTTTGATGTTCCTGTGATAACTGAGTTTGCAAAGCTGATTTAGCCTCACGAAGCGCATCGATCTTGTCCAGTAAGGCCTGATTCTGCATTGCATCCAGTTTCCCCAAAATAGCATTTGTATTTGCGGTTGCTCCGTCACGTAATGACAGGGTGTTCTGGTTGGCCGTGTTCACCAAGGTATTAGTCTGGTTGCAGATAGCCAACTGACTTTCATAGCCTTGCGTAGTAATAGCATTCTGCGTCTTGCAGCAACAGTCTGCGATTGCTTGTGCTATTTGACAGTTACCAGCTTGCACGGAGTTGATAATCTGCTGTGAAGACATCCCGATTTGGTTGCCTACTCCCTGAATCTGCGTCATGACGCTGTTGATAGACTGTTGAATTTGCCCTACAGAGCAATTCAAATTGGTAGCCAGCGTATTGATAGCCTGACCATTTCCCTGAATAGCACTCATAAGCAACTCCCTTCCTGCATCGTTGTTGATAAGATTAGGGATTCCGCCTGCGTTGTTGCCGCCGCCATTGTTTCCCCATCCATTTCCATTGTTTCCCCATCCCATAAGGAAAAACAAAAAAATCACCCATATAAACCATGATCCTTCCCCACCGAAGCCGCTATTGTTGTTCTTGCCATTCATAGCTACCAACAAGTTCGGATCAATTCCTTTCTGCTGCAATAGAGGAGCCAGCATGGCCATCATTCCACTACCGCCACCGTTCCCGCCTGACTCCGGGAAAACGTAAGTCTTTGTTTCACTCATATTGATATACAATTATAACACGGTCAATATTAACCGCATCACAAAAGTATATAATAGAAATACGGTAAATCAGAGCTCATTTTCAAGCGATTTGCGAATATTTTGCAGATATATTGCAATCATTTTGTTTGCCAGTTTACGGCTTTCAAAAGTAGATATAAGATAACGGATACTAGCGGATGTCTTGTGAAGCAAAGTCGCTATTTGTTCAGGATATAGCCCGTATTCAGTGAGGAAGAATACTACAATAGAACGGGCGTCAACAACTTCAGTAACTTTACTTGATGAAAGGATCAATTCAGTAGAAACTTCAGTTTCTTTTCCAACAATATTTAGAATCTCGGCAAAAATCTCTGACTTACACATAGTAATTTAATTTTTTGTTGTACTTTTGCCTTTGCCAATCGTACTCAGTACCAAATAAACAAAAGCATATATAGGAATGTTAAGGATATTATACCCCCGACACTACCTATGTATGCTTTTGGTATGCTAAAAAGTTCGATTGGCGTCAACTTTCAGTGTTGGGGGTTCTTTTTTTACTCTATCCCCCAAAAGAGTTACATTTGTTATGATAACCGGCCTTCTACTTTACCGGATAACTTAGTGCTTAATAATCATTTCGAGATGTTCCTCGATTTGATAAATAATCAATGTTTCATTTTAGCCTCCTTTCTTGACTTTTCGGTTATAGACTTATTTCCTATTATTATGAACAAAAGTGCCAATGCTGTTCCGAATGCCCAGCCGCCTAGTTCCAGCTTTATCTTCTGCCATCTAGATAGCTCCTTTTCTACTGGGTAAGGAATCTGGATTGAATCAGTCTTGATGACCGTATCCGTGTTGTTGATTGTCAGATACCGGTATAGGTATTTGTACTTCTCTTTGTAGACGGTATCCCCTTTTATAAGAAGGAACACACTGTCACGCTGGTATATACTGTCGAACCGGATGCTGTCACGGGTCTTATACTCTATTCTCACAGTCTCTACCGGAACATACTTGATGCTCCGGCAGCTTGTGAAACATGTTGCCAGCGTCAGCAAAATGGTATAGAAGAAAGCTCTCATAGCGTATCCTTACTCGTCCAATCCGGACCGGACAATAAAGTATTCAACTCTTCGCCTTCGTAGGTAGGATAAGGGAAAGATAGCTCTTCCGATCCATCTTCAGCAATAGTTTTAATCATTTTGCGAGGAAATAACTCAGCGTAATGCGGGCATTTCATCAAGGTCTTACTTTCATTTACACTCTTGCGAGGTACAAGATTACGCTTGTCTATTTCCTCTTGAGGAACCTCTTGCAAGTCAATTGTTGGGAATATAGTGTATTTCATAATTTCTTTCTATTTAATTACTTATCAGACTATTATACTTGCTCCCAAGTAACACTCCCATCTTCATTGAAAATAAGTTTCTTGTTTCCAAGTAATATAACCTCTGTTTGTGCCGTCGAACCAAGAATCATCTGACCGTCTTTTGACGCCTTAGTATTGTTTCCAAGAAGGATTACATCGTTTAATTGATTAACACTGCCTCCATTATCAGCACCAACCATAATATTGTTACTTCCCTTACAATACCTGCCTGCCTTATAACCTATATAAGTATTTTTTTGATTACCATAAGATCCAGCTTCATAACCTACAACCGTACACCCTTCTGTTTTCACTTCACTATCTACTAAATTTTGACTCGCATTATATCCAATGACAACACATTGAGAAGAACCTGCACCCGTATAAAAACCTAATGCCCCAGTTCCGATACCGACAGTTTTATGATGCTCTGTACCTCCAAGAGCTGATCTTCCAATTGCAACATTACTATTACATTCTTTTCTACATGGATAGAGAGTATCAGCCCCTATCGCAACATTATCCTTACCACTAGGTATATATGCAGCGGAATAGGTGCCAATGGCAATATTACGAGAGCCAGAAATCAATTCAGAAAGTGAATTTGTTCCTACGCCAATACATCTCGTTGAGTTTTCAGATTTCTTAAGTGTATTATATCCCAATGCTACATTCCACCAGCTTGATACATCATTATCCCCTATATTTATATATATATTTTGCCGACCGTAAGTTATGAATTGACTGGCGGATGACTTATCAACCACCTCATATAACTCAATTTCCAAAGTTGACGCATATTTGGCTGACGGGTATACTTTCAAAGAACCACCGTCACTAATCATTCCAATATAGGCTATCAGATTGCCATTATACGTATCTATCGGTGTCTTATTTCCGATACCTACCTGTATTGAATTTTCATTGCCTTCTATACCTTTTGTTAATTTGGCAAGATATCTTTTCCCATTGGTAGTAGCTAGTGCAAAAACTAGAGCATTATCGAATCCGCTTGCGTGAGTATACACACCATCTTCATAACTCCAACCAGCAGATAATTCTGCAGGTTGTGTAATCAGGTTATCTCCACACGGAATACGATCTGCCAGTATAAATTTTGCTGTATCATCGAAGTTTTCATCTATCCCTTGCGCAATGACTCCCCACGACTTTTCGGAGTCTTTTGCTATGTCAAATATCTTTTCCATATTATTCGTTTTTAATTAATGTTTCATTTGAAATTAAAGTATCGTTACCTAACATTGTCAAGTAGCTGGAGATAACTATGCTGATCTTCTGAGGAGATTTGGTGACCTTTCCGGTTATCTCGTAGGTTTCATTGTCTCTAGAGATGGATATGTCGCTGATGGCGTTAGATGATACGCCTATTAGCTTATCAGAAGCATTTGACAAGGTTATGGTGATAGTTACCGTGCTGCTTTCGGTTACATACACTCCCGGATTAACTGAGTAGGAGATCGAGGAGTAAGGGATGTTACTCTTTACAATCGGTCTGAACTCGATCATATCCGGATACAGAGTGCCTGCCTTGTACTTTCTCAGTTGACGTTCCAATAAGAACTCGGAGAGGCTGTAGGGGAAGAGCATGAGAGACCAAAGAGCGAATTTGGAGAATCTGCTATCGCCATCTCTAATTGTTCCTAGCCACATAGAGTCACTGTCAACGCCTGCACCTACTTGGATAGGATTACCATTATAGATGTATTTTGATTGATAACAAATTTTTCTGGAATAATTTTCACTGTCCAAAGGATTATTTGAGCCAAAACTATAGGTATAATCATTACCAGTATCACTATTATTAAAAATGAATGCACCATTAGAATTATTATAACTTTTAGATACAACTCCTCCTTTTACTAAAGCAATCTCTCTATCCGCAACCACAGTATAGTCCTTCAAAACAGGGAGACCGGTTACCTTGCCGAAGTCGTTGATGCCGTCTAGGCAGAGAGCGTGTTCGATGGTGGGGAGGACTTCGATAGTAACATTTACATTTTTTACTACATCAGGAATATTAGCTGATTTTCTAATAAAACTTAATCCTATGTAAGAATTAGTTTCAGTTAAACTTCCGTCACTAGCAAACGATTTAGGCAATTCATAAATTCCATCAGAAGTAATATCAGTAACATTCCTAACTTCTACATCTGATGATTTTAAATAATAATAAGCTAAGTAAAATTTATCATAGTCTAATCCAGTTACTTTAAGTTTAAAAGATGGTATATCTTTATTATCACTAGTTAACTCTCCATTCCTTTTTATATAACTATAAAATAAAGAACTACTAATTTTAATTTGTGTAATATTATACTTATTAGCACTACTAGTATAAATATAATATTTATCATCCTCTTTACTACCTTGAGCATTCCAAGTCTTATTAACACCGAAAATTACAGGATAACTATTGATACCACTTTCTCCTTCCCAGCCGATATTGTTTAACTGGATGTTGTGACCTCCTACAAAGTCGATCAACTGATCGTTGAACTCTGCGTGGTTCTCGTTGGTGATACCCTGCTTCTTGATGTTGTAGTACAACTGAGGCTTGATGATCTGTCCCGGACGGTCAAGGTTATAGTAGGCGATGATCTGATTGATTTCGTCAGTGGTCAGAACTTTATTAGCGATGAATCCTCCTGCGTAGGCAATCTGAGTTACCTTTTTGATACTCAGATCGCTATACCTAAAACCGTTTACCGTAAATTCATCTATACAATTTACATTGATTCCATCTGTAATAGCATAATCTTTTTCATCTCCAAGAATGCCAATAACTGTCTTTCTTCTATCAGGTATGTTGTAAGTATATCCATATATACCGGTTTTATTTGTTTCTGATGCGCTGAAAGAATTACGAGCATAGACACCCTTGCCGCCCAAATCCCCAATAAAATTATTACTGACAGTAGCAATTCCACTATTTGCATTTATATAATGTATAATACTAATAACAGTAAACTCATTGCTTCCCTCTAGCATCTCAGAGACAGGCTTGACAGATACAATTATGTCGTCTACTCCGTCTGTACATAGCCAGCCTTCGAAGTCGGTTCCCGGTAATCCATATCCACTGCCCTCCGCAAATCCGAAGTTCAGCAGGCGCATGTCGTTCCCGTTGCCGGACAAGTCCTTCAAGATTGCCCGGTCAGGGTCGTCGTTTGTCTTGCCCCAGGTGGATATAGCCATCTTGACGTGGCTGAGTAATTCGGGGTCGATGTAGGGACGACCGGAGCCCGAAGAAGCTACCGGAACTCCCAAGCGTATCGCATTCATGCGAATAGGATCAAGCCCTATCGCATCAAGCTTAATTGGATTTAATCCTATTGCGTTCATTACTCTTCTGATTCAAAAATAGAAGCCTTTACCGGTTCCGTTTCACATTCGATTTTGAGATATTGCCCGGGGATGCAACCAACGACCGGACGAGCGAATTTCTTATCGTAATTTCTACTCTCTACAACAGGGAAGTTTTCTCCGTCATAGCTTATATACACCCAAAGCTTACCACCTTTTTCAAATGTAATCTGCAATCCTACTTCCGCAGAATTTACCTGAACGGCATCGCTTACATAGTTCTTCTCACCCTTTGTAAAGGTTATAGATGTTTCTTTCATGATTATTCCTCCTATTTTTTTGCTGTTATCACTGTATTTCGTAAGAAATTCGGATACTCTGCCCGCACATCAAAACAAGGACACGCCTTGATAAATTCTGCCGGTTCCACTTCACCCGATCCATCCAGATCAGGTGAAGCATCTCGATGACCGAGCAGCTCGATGATAGGATACTCTTTACAGAGCTTCGCTATCAATTCGCGCAATGCTGTTTTTTGCTCGACAGTACGGGTATCGGCCGGTCTTCCACTCGCGTCCATACCACCGATGTAGCAGATACCGATACTATGTTTATTATAACTAATACCGGAAAACCCTTTCGTGTTACAATGTGCTCCGTCAATGGATAATGACCGACCGTTTTCTACGGTACCATCTAAATCAATTACAAAGTTATAGCCAATTTGATTAAAGCCACGCGCCCGGTGCATCCGGTCAATATCCTTAGCTCGCAAGTCTTGCCCGGCAAGTGTTGCCGAGCAGTGAATGATGATTGAGTCTATATCTTCTCTTTTCATATACTTTTCCTCCTATAAAATTAATGTTAATACTCCCAACGCCAAACCTCCGCAATCACAGATAATATCCTTGATGGAAAACTCGCTTTTCTTACAATACTTGTCGTATATTTCCTTCAGAATAAAGATCGCAACGGTTATAGCGACCGCTAACCATAGCGGAATATATTTTGATAGCCACATAACCAAATTCTGGCATACTATAATGTGGGCTATGCCGTCTATGCCTATCATGGATAGAAGCTTGCCGGCTAATGCGCTGATTTTATTTATCATATTCATTTTCTATTTTATAATTTATTACTTTTGCAAAAAATGATACACCTATGGATATTTCAGAATTAATAAAAAGCTATAACGCTGAACAAAAGAATGTATTTACAGGATTTTGCATACAACTGCCACTATGCTTTTCTATTTTGTATTTATATATACCAGAGTTTAAATCTCTCGATGTATATTTGCAAATCATATTTACGGCAACTTCTTCTATATTATCCATTTACTTTTCTTTTATATGGTTATGTCTATGTTCTTCTATATCAAAAAGAAGATACAAACTAGAAGCCTTTATACTAATTCTTCCCATATTAGTGACATCTTCTAAATTACTTATATCTCCTTCAGATTACATCCTAGGATATGAACATGCTTTAACTACGTTTCTTCAAGCTTCTGCGATTCTTTACACTCCTTTTGCCATTTTTGGGCTTATTCTCCGCAAATGCATAGAGTATGACAAAAAGCAAAAAGGGAAGAACATAAATAATAGTGTATAAATTCATACTTACTTCTCCTTTTCTATAATCTCCTTCACATCTTCTTTATCAACCTTGAACACCTTCTTTCCAAAGACTCCCAAAGCTCCAATTACATTTATATTGACCCCCTTTGGTTTCAATATATTGCCGACAATCGAACACCCTTCGATGAAGCATACCAATAAGCAGGAATACACATCAATAGGATATTCGCTATGACTTGCTACGGTGATCATGCAAACCATGCAGACAAAGGCAAAATAAGTAACCATCTTTCCCATAGTAGCGCGAATTGCACGAGAGAATCTGACTTTTTCACCCATTAGCATACTTTTTCTGACACCGAAGAGAAGATCACAAAGGATTACCGCGCATGATACAATCAGCCACGGAATCATATTCTGCAATGACTCGGAAACAAATGCGGTAGCGATTGCTGCAAATCCGCCTGTAGTTGTATGTACTATAGCTTCCTTCATAGCAAACAAGTCAAGTAAACGGTTAGCAATGAAATTAACTCAATCCAGAACATCGATTTGCATGCCGTCAGGTCCCATATAAGGTTTCCGGACCAATTCTTGACTACAAACGTTATCGCGTAGATCAGAAATGCAGCCCATAGCAGCAGCCAGTACCACGAATTGCATCCTACCCATATCTGGGAGAATACAAGCGACATCACCGCGCCGGCTATATGAGCTTTCTTGTGCGCTCCTCTAAAATTCGGGGATACTCCCAACACGATCATTCCGACTACAGAAAGAAAGATTAAAAACTGGCTATTTTCTGTACTTGCATCCAATGCGGCCGGAAGCAACAGCAAAGACGGGAGAATCATGCATATACCGAACCAATACCTGTTACTCAGAATGTAATAGGTATCGGAAATAGAATAAGGGATATCCTTTGTCTTGTAAATCATCACACCAACATAAGATGCGAAAACCAATAATGATAGTAGTGTCAAAATCATAGTTTTATCTGTTTATAATGAAAACTCTAGTTTATTCGGATAACCGGTCTTGTAGTTGTAAGACTCGACTTCCTCTCCCGTCTGCAATCCCCGAACTACAGCAATATGCTGCTGCGTCACATTATAGCAATCAAGAGCGTATAACTCTAATGAGTTCAGCATAAGGAGAGCACTTGAAACAGGTATCGTATACTTTACCGCATCAAACCATAAAACGGTATCCAGTCTTCCGGCCTGCTTCTCAATATTGATTGAGTTAACAAGACCTACGCGGTCCTCTTTGGTAAGCCACATTCTCTTTCCTGAGAGAGTGAATGAATTCACAGCGTCTGACTTGTCATAAGCATTAATATCCGCTATCTTCATCTCTTTTAGTTCATCAAGGGTATACTCATGATCAACCAATACGGGATAACCGCTTTCGTTCTCCTTTATTTCCTTTCCGGATGACTGACCGTCCAGCAGCTCCTGCCAGTATTCTTCCGTTATCTCTACTGAACCTTCTTGTGGCTCATCGTAGAATCCTTGTTTCCAATATTTTGCCATAATATTATTTATTTCCAACGCCCGACGGCTATCCAATAAAAGGGATTAGTTCCCGCGCCAGTACCATTACTATCCCCAACGGTATATCTACTACGTATTCTAAAAAGGTTTGTACCTACCGATATTATAAAACCAGTAACAACATTCATACCGCTGCCCGGTTCGTAGTAGGTAATCACAGGAACATAACTGGTATTATAAAATGATAGTGGTAAATACACATAGGTGTCGTTGCTTGAGCTTGACTTGTATCCCCACTGAATCAATAAACCATTATTAAACTTAGCATATCCGTTCATGCCCAAGGATAGAGTCATAGCGTTAGACAAGTCTGCCTTTGCCAAGTTGGGAATCATGTTCAGCAATTCTACAACTCTATCTCCTGTAAATCCGCTATTATAATCACTCATGCAAACTCTTTTTTAATCACATTAAACGTACTTCCACCCGACAGCAAGAAACGTCCTTCAGCAACAGCAAACGCCTGTCTCTTGCCTATCTGGGAGATGATAGTGGAGACAGATGCCTGTACTCCACTATTAGTTGTCCTAAACACAACAGTCTGCTCCCTGTCGAGTCCTTCATTGGCAACATCGCTTGATGCGCTTGCGGTCCCATTGGAACCGGGAGTGATAACGATGTTGCCTTCTCCTTCTTTCCAAGGAATCTGTATGCTCATTACGCAGCAGTCCAAGAAGTGTTAGACGTAACATTAACGGATACAGCAGATCCACTCTGAGGAATAGTAATCTCAGCCGGAGAAACAGACAATGTAGCATCACCGGCAGCCTGTTTGATAGCAATCTGAGCAGCTTGTCCGCCATTGGCCGTCACCTTTAAGGTTCTAACGACCTCTTCGATAGTATCATTTTTAGGAAATTCCAATTCAATAGAAAAGGGAAACTCTGCGGTAGCTCCCGGATCACCAGAAATAGTAGCCGCATTGTTAGTCTGCGTTCCATTGGCATTATACTTTGTAGGCAAGGTAACATCAACTACACTCCCCGCCCATGCAAACGTCAATTTCGAAGAGTTTGTTTTACCCTCTACGGTCACAGTACCCGCTGTCTTGGGAGCAGACATTTCCGAACCGTTATCAAAAGAAGCAAACTCAGATTTCGGAGATTGAGTCACCTTATAAGTTGAAGGAGTGGAAACACCAACACCGGTAACCGTTACTGTACCAGTACGAGCTGTACGCCCAGTATGAGCGTCCGCGCTATTCGCAATTGTTCCGTTACCAGATCCGGTAGACGGATTTAATTTTAACCAACTAGGTTTTGCCATAATACAACATTTAAATAAAACAATTCAATTAACTATATCATTCTTCCTGCACAGCCTGCCATACCACATTGGACAACACATCGACGTTATCCTCAAAGTTATTCGAAGGCATCAGCCATATATATTCAGGGTCCACCTTTAAATAAGCCTGCTTACCAACATCACAGACAACTCCTATCGACACCTTCATGCCCGTTGCCGAAGCGGAAACCTTCATCTCATCAGCTTTGACCGAGACATTTCCAATGCCCTTGATAGCTTCGATATGTACAGATATACATCCCATTTTACACTATCTTTATACCGGTATTCATCTTATCTACCTCTACTCTTGTTCCGCCTTCATAGTCGGAGTCAGGAAGGTAAGCCGTAGTCTCCAGCCAGATTTCCCCCGATCCGATAATCTTTGTGTCAACATAGCAGCTGTAGCTGTTCTCATTAATGCGTACCATCTTAGACTTCTCTATCGTCTGTGAGGCGGAGAAGACAAAGAAGCGGCATTGGAAGTCCACATCATCCATCGTCAGCCCCGAAGGGAGGTCGATGGAGATTGCCAACTTGATTATTGTACCTTTTGCTCGCATATATATTATCTTGATTCTTTGTTGTTATACATTGAACAAAACTCAACTACTTGGAGAAGTAAAGTTTAAACCACCAGTATTAGGAGCGTCTTTTCCACTATACACGTTGAGCATAAATAAGAATAAATTAATATCGTTATAATAGACTCGCATGCTAGTACTTGATGTATAAACTCGATCTACAAACCATATACCCAGTGTTGCACTTGTTCCTTGAGTGTTTAAAATAGGCTCAATCATGGCAAAATTATCACTATGACCGACTACGTAATATTTTAATTTAGAACCGTTCCAATGAGCAATCAACCTTATAAATGACCCTTCCGATCTCATATAGCACGTCCTAATTTCTACACCTTTGTAGTGTATACCTGTAGCTGAGTAATTAGTATCTCCTCCACCTTCCCTATAAATATTTGCACTACCATCAAATGATCGGGAAGCAGTACTTACAATTGTGAATTCAACTCCATCAAACTTCTTATCATTAGGCAAACGCAAGGAAGAAGTTCCGCTAAATAATATGTTCACTTTACTGTAAGCAACCTTGTCGGGATCTACTGAAGTACCATTAGCTTGTATAGGAGTATTGGTCGCAAATCCATATACATGTCCCCCATTCGAATATTGATCCCCTGTTTTAAGATTGAATGCCAGATTAGGTTTAAAATTCCCACCCTGCGGATTTTCCTGATTAAATTCTTGATAATTGGAGGTTGGATTCCCATCAGCATCTATTCCTTGTTGAGAGAACATAAAGTCTCCTTTAAATATAGCCTGTGAAAGATGTGCAAAATCTTTCATTGTAATTGAATCTGCCACCACACTACCCTGAAACTCATACTCTTCGGATATTGGGTCAAGTTTAAATACAATATTTCCACCCACAAGAGCAAAGATTCCCGTTCTTTTCTCTCCATCGACTGTAATACAATCTCTTCCTAATGCAATACCGGTCAGTTTCCCACCACTATCCTTTGTACCGGAAAACATCTTCGGAGATACGATATATTCGCCATCTATCAGTGTCTTATTATTATTCCATTGTTCCACCCAAGGAAGCAGATTCGCATCTTTTCCATCTGCACCCGGTTCGCCGTCCTTCCCGTAATGCCCAAACAGGTGATAATTCTTATACTCTCCCCACTTTCCATCCTGTAGAGTACGTTCACAAGTGTACTCATAAGGATAAGTTTCCGATGCTCCACGAGGATTATCCACCCACCATAGCACATCTTCCCAGTATGCTTCATTGGTCGGAGCAATCCCCGAATGCGCCTGAATAGCTACCTTGTATACATTATTGTATTTTACTATGTTACCTGCCGAATAGAATTTTGAGCTACTATATTCAGGAGCATCACCAATGTATTCGTTAACGTATTCGTTGGATGTCGGGAGGTCAATAACATTACGCTTAGACTTTGCAAGCAGGTAAACCTGCTCCTCGGTCTTGGAGTCCGTTGGGAATATGACAGGTTCGCTCCAGGAAGGAGACGTTTCGCCATCAATCACCGCAGTCGAATACCAACAGGTAGTAGGATCGAGCATACGGAACTTGACTCTGTCCTCGTTACTGCTTGTGCTGCCGTCTTTCGTATATACAATCTCAACAAAGTGACTGCCGGCTGTAGGCACTGCAATATCCACCACCGCATTGGTTACTCCACTTCCCTCCCAGGCATGTTCGTTGTCCATGCGATAGGACGTATCAAGGGCTTCTACGATACCCTTGTCGTAGTTCTGCTCGGATGATACATCAATCTCTATATGTATCATCTGATTAGCTCTTCTTGTCGTAAATGACACCCTTTGCTTGTATGTCGAGGAATGAGATGTAGGAGATGGAGAGACATAGTAATCACCGTCTTTTGTAAAGTTACCCGAATACGAGAAGGTAATATCCTCCCGATCCGGAGAAAGGGACCATCCTGCCGGATTTGTACCGGTAGGCGTAGCAGGCTTTCCGAAAGCATACTTATACCGTAGCTCCGTATATTTTCCCGGCAATCCCTTGAATCGTATAGGATCACCCCATGTGCCGGAAGAAGCGCTTGAAGCGACCTTCTGAGAAATCCAGACAACATCTTTTGTAGCGTTAGTATGCCATCCTCCGCTTGTCCCGCTTCCGGTCGGACGAGATGGTTCATCTTCGCTGTCATGGTATGTAACGAAAACGCTCAGGCCATCTGTGCCGTCAGTACCATCTGTTCCGTCTTGGCCATCCGCAACCATCAACTCCCAAGCGCTTCCGTTATAGATGTAGACAATACCATTGCTGGTATTACGATATGCCCAGTTTTTCTCTGGATTAGACGGAGCACTTGATAAATCCCCTTTCCACGTAATACTAAGCCCGTCTTTACCATCTTCACCATTTATTCCGTCAAGCCCCTTCTTTCCGTCTGAGACAACAGCAATCGTTTCGCGGTCAATTAATACTACTCCCGATGTCTCATTATAAAGCCGGAACTGTATCTTATTTGTTATTCCGGAAACGGAGATTTCGCTATCCGGAGTATAACTAGTTGCATTTCCGGAGTCTATGATATAATCCATTGAATAGCCAACCGGTAGAGAGGATACGACAGTAGAAGTTCCGTCGGTCTTCATTACCCGACAGGATATCTTAGACACGTCACTGTTCCCGTTTGCATCTCTCTTTATGATATTGGTCGATGGCTGAAGCGAGTAAATGACCGCGTTCTTGCCATCGGTTCCATCCTCTCCATTCTCCCCAGGCTTCACTTTGTTTATCGATAAATGAAGGGTGCGTTCATACTGAGCACCTTTGTATGTTACCCGTCCGGTTATGGGTATACGGATTACATCAGCCACCGCAGCAGTAATAGCTGTTACCTTAACTATCCCCGTGCTACGATCAGCCGTTGCTGTCACGCCTGTGATGCTGCCTACAGAAAGAGAATCAAGGGAAAGTTCAGTCGTTCCATAGAACATGGAGAATGTTGTTGTGACAGGCAAACCGGATACCACTGTCCCGTCCAGAGAGCAAGCTACAGACTGCATTTCATCGTCAAGATCAGCAGAGATGCTTCCTTCTCCATCAAGACCATTCTTACCATCCTCAGTCATTACATACCATGCGCCATCCTGGTATACGTAGCATTTCTTGTCAGTGGTATTACGGTACCAGTATCCGTTCTGAGGATCTGCCGGAGCAGAAGAGAATTCTCCTATAAAAATAAGGCTTGTACCGTCTTTGCCATCAGTGCCATTCGTACCGTCCTGCCCGTCTTTACCCGGTTCACCCTTGAGATTCTCCTTTGTCTCCTCGTCCAGATTATCCCATGTAAGGACCACTCCTTTCATGGAGCATACATATTTGTTTTTCGACGCGTCCCAATGCCACGAAATGGCACCTCCGGCTATATATCCGGATTTATCCGTAGCAAACTTCGCTGATCCGTCTCCAAACTCTGCGGTTCCGTCCGGATAGATACAGTAAACGACATGCCCTGTAGAGTCTGTACCTTTGATCATACCATTTTCACAATAGAAGCCCTTAAGCCCGTCTGTTCCGGGAATATCACCGCCCATACGGATTTTCGTACAACCGGCAAAACTTTTGCTGTTGATACCAAACAGAATATCGATTGCAGGCTGTCCACCTTCATCGGCATGCAGATAGATCGCACTCTGACGATTTACATCCTTCGAGTTACCGAACTGGACAATCTCATCACTGACAGCCGGAGTAGTCATACCCGACAATGCCGGATCAACAGCCTCCATGCCGTCTGTGTAACCTATACCGCCGGTGAACTCACTGACAGGTATGACGATTGTATCAACACCGTCAATCTTGCGTATTTCGGCTATCTCGACCCAATAGCCTTTAAGGGTACCATTCGTCCAATCCTGGCACCGGATGAAATCGTGTGCGACAAAAGACATCTCATCCTCTATGGTGACCAGCCAGTTTTGTCCGGACTCATCCAGCGTGGCAGTCTTTATACGGCCGCATGCCTGAGTGATACCCAGTGCACCCTTCACCGCGCGGATCTTCTGAATAAGAAGCTCAAAAACGACCATTGTCTCGCGAACAACAAGACTGTCTATCTCCAGCTTCCATTTGCCCTTGATATACTCCCACAGCTTCCATCCATGACCGGCAAATCCGGACACGAAGTCTTCGACGTATTCCTTTACGCCGTTCGACAACTTACGTCCTGTCGCTTTCACAGAACAAAGAAATCCGTAGAACTTACCGTTACTTAGTATTGCCATATTATTCTAATTCTTCAATCAATGAATCTTCAACTTCTTCTATCAATTCTCCGCCACGAACTACAAGGCCACCGTTAGCTGCAGAAAATCCTTCCGACACAAATCCCTTACCGAAAGTTATCAATCCTTCTGCTTTGTCATCTTCAATGCTGCTAAGGGAGCGACGTTCAATCTCATCAATAATTCTTTTTGCCGAAAATGTATTGCGATCCGTAGGAACAGTCTTGTCATTCAAACCAATGAGATATATACTCGTTCCTCCACTTCCTGACACAGAACCGGTATATGCCTGTCCCTTGTATGTAAGAGAATCAAGTTTGCTCTCTATCTCGCCTATACGCGAATATGAGGCAGTCTCTCCAACCGTATAAATTGGATGATCGTAAGGAATATCCAGCGGCCACTCAAAACCAATTATTCTGGATTGTCTGCTTTTAGGAAAGAAAGCCTTATTGATCAAGTTTACTTTGTCTCCCACCTCATAGGTGATAACATTCCCATTATTATAGATGAACTCAGGGTCCATATCACAATCGTAGGTGGAAGGATCAATCATAGACTTTTTGACATAGTCTTTTGCCTTTTTCAATAACTCATCTTCGGCCTCCGGAATCAATTCTTCTGAGACATAAGCCGTATCAAAACCATAAAGAACATATGTGTCAGAATCAGCAGGAAACAAAATGTTGTCAGGAAGGTAACGGTCGGGACCGTAATCCTCATTACGTACAATTTCGAAAGTGGTACCGGAATCATCACTCTCCTGCAGAAGTAACTCAAAGTCCAAGCCCGCGAGTTTTCCTGTCTGAAAGATTAAGCGGAAACTTTCTCCGTCCAGCCGGAAGTCATTTGTAAAATTCTTCAACCCTGCATCCTTGAACGTATAGATACGATACTTGTCTCCGGTTGGATTGTCGTCCTCGTCAAGTTCATCTTCCTCCCGGTATGTTACATTTGATAATGTGCCGACATATTTGGGATGTTCATCTTCAAAGATGACAATTCCCTCTACAGCTTCTTCCTGCGACATCTCCACATTATTATTGTCATCATAATGAGTTTCACCAATGTATATACGTTCTCCTGTAGGACTATAACGGTAAGCATCCACATAAGGAACTTCCTCCGGGAGCATAAGACGTTTCTGGACCACACCATTTAAAGTAAGCTCCTTGTCATCTTTGCTAAAGTAGCTGTCAGGAACCTTTCCCTTAATGATGTTGTCAATTGTATATCTATCACCGAGCGAGGCCGTTACTCCGCTAGGCAATTGTATTACGTTAGCGGAATCACCGATTAAATGGTCCGGATTATATACACAGGAGAATGTCTTACCCGAATTTAGTCCGGAAAGAAAGGTCACTGTAGCATCTGCTGACGATCCTTTGAATAGAGTTATATCATACGAAACATAAGCCGAGAAAGAATCATTCAGAATAGAGGATTCACGGGATGGGACATGTGCGTATATCCTGATCTTTAAATCAGTAGCATTTCCTTCAATCTGCAAAGAAGAAGCGACAGCAAACACAGCAGAGACTTCGTACTGCTGCTCTTGGGATAAGGTAACCGTTTGATTACCTATAGAAACTTCTTTAGTTACGCCAGATAATTTATAGACATAAGATGCCCTCAAAACATAATCACCGGCAGGAAGAAAAGAACGTCCTGATCCGATTGAAGGAATAACTGTGGATACATTAATTGATATGCCATCTCCTGATGAAACCTTATAATCCCCTGCAGGTAACGAAGCTACGATATCAGTGTCATGCGTCCATTCTACATAAGATGCAGTAAAACTGCCACTACCTACACTCTCTTTTACCGGATACTCTTCTTTGTGAACGACGCGACTTGGGAAATACTTTACATCAAGTGGTCTTGCCGTATCGGATATTTCCCTACCGTTTGCCTGCTTGACATCAAAAAAAAGATTCTTACGGTAAGTAGAAGGAATGTTTCGCGTTGAACCAAAGGCATAAACACGAGTAGCGAAAACCGTCTGACTATCGCTACGGTGCATGGAGCTTACGTTTACATCCTCAGTATCTGTCAAATCTCCGGCCTTGAAATCTACGGGAGAGCTGTATTCGCAACGTCCGAAATGAATTGTCTTATCAGTTATCCACCATTCACACTCCCATGTCTCCGCCATTTGGGTAAGGGCATCAATCAGGTTTACGCTATCATATGAAACGAGCTTGGAGGTGTTTTCAACTGTAGTATCAATCTCATATTTAAAATCCTCTTCTCTATATTTGTATCCGAGTGATTTCAGGTTATCAAGGAAGACTTTAAGATGAACGTCAAGAGTGGCTGTCAGGTTCCAGCTCGCCTCGCGACCGGTACTCTCCGGAGTATAGAAAAACTTCTTGTTTTTCCACTTCCAGTAGTAGGCGTCCAGCCGGAGTTCGTAATCATAACCACCGCTCGTAGAATTATAGGTGGGCTTGTACAAGTCTACAAGCTCAAACATGCCAATATTTTCGTCATCAATGTAATCCCCGAGCTGAAAGTAGACAGGTTCAGCTAATGAGAACTTGAGAGTAATGTAATCAGAACTCATTAGCTGGAACTTTCTTTTACTACCTTCGTTGATAGGAGTAGAAAAACGAATGTTGCCGGATATGTCTTTGATGTCTATCATATCCCCAAAGTTCGGAGATAGAAGAAAAAAGCCCAAAAGTTTTGGGCTTCAAGAAATAACACTTTGTATAAAGTTACATAATAGCAATTTTATATCCTATTTGAAGGATTCGGTTCGTTCAGCTTAACTGAAATCTTAGAAAACGTTCTTGCAGTATTGAAACCGAAAGATGCTGACCGGAGATAGTATAGATGATAAACCTCTTCACCTAATGCCGGAACTTTGACTGTAAATTCCCCCTTTGTTATCTCATTCTGAAACGCCTTGTACTTGGCTGTATAATCGGATGGGGAACTTCCTTTTAGTGTAAATGTAAGAGTCAAATCCCGTTCGTCCACCTTTCTGTTCTCGATTATAATTCTTTTCCCGTCTTGTAGACGCGATTTGTTTTCAATCACATCTTTCATAGGGAGTGGAGCGTAAATAGCTTCTATGAATCCATCTCCCATATTGACTCCCCACATCGTGTAGGCATCTTTGTTATTGATTAGTAGGTCTCCTGTCATAATTTACTTTTTTGATAATTCGTACTTTGACAAATGTCGTAAATTTATAGCTGAACCATCTCTACTTTACAAACAAAAATCCCACAATATAAGAAATGTGCGAAATTATGCTTAAATAAAAGGATTATCTTCCCAACTATCCAAAACTATTAAAAACTATTAAAAACCGATAGTATAAATAGTTAATCTGCTAATCAATCAATCAATCTTGATTTGTATTATTTATATTTGCAACATCAAAATAGCGTGACTATGACACGTTACAAACAAAGGAGAATTAAATATGAAAACTTCATCTTACACACAGGACCCATTAGTAATCGAAAAACCATCACAAAAGCTTCTTGAATTTGTGAGAGAATTGGAGCGTAGGAAATGTGAAACCAAAAATGAACTTTTAACTAAAAAGGATAAGTATTTCCCCGCTAAGAAAAAGTAATGAATATCACACTGCCTATTGAGTGCTCTGACGGACACCAATACCTTCTAAAGCTTACTGACTGTAAGAATATACCAATTGATTCGACTATTGAAATTGTAGATATAGCTCTGATTTCAATGTCAAAGACAGAAATTATTAATAATGCAGGAACCTTAAATAAAATAGCGTCAATACTCTTCAATTTTTTGGATGAAAATGATGTTATTCTATATTTTTATTGTTCTAAAGACCCAATAAAACAAAGAGATACTAGAGGAAAAATGTCATATCAACAATACCGCAGTTTTTTATTTACTTCTATGTTTGATAGAGCGACTCGACATCATAAGGGGGAGTTTATAAATAAGTCTATTATTTTAAAAGATATGATATATGGTGATCACTATATCCATCTTATAGCTCAATCAAAGCACTCCGATAAATTGGATAAGCTTGAAGGAGAGCTCAACACATTCAATAAGTAATTAGGCGGACTAACATCCGCCTTTCTTTTTACTTTTTTGATAACCCATTAGTATTTCGCTTGACCTCTGCAATATCAGCCGCCATCTGCTGTATAGGCTTCACCATGACGTTAGTATTGTCTCGAATGTCCGTTATAGCCTCATAAGAAAGCCGTATCAGGTCCCTTGCCTCTCCTGCAATATCCTTTATTCCAGACGTATTTGCACCTATGGACAACATACCTGCTTTCAAGTCAAGAATAGACATTGTTTGAAGTTGATTCTGATTCTTGATTTCCTCTCCGGCGATTTGAAGGGCAGTGAAGCGTCCGTTCAATTCGTCAGCAGAATCCTGAGACATTGTAGCAAAGCCTTTCTTGGAAGATTCCTGAGAAGAAGCAGAAGATGTCCACCCAAAAACTTCTGCCATAGCATCACGTTCTGCGATCATCTCTTCAGCCAACGCTTGTTGCGCTTTTCTCAACTCATCCGCTTCTGAAGATGTTAAATCAAAAATACCATCTCCATTGCTGTCAGATTTATTTGCCCAGTCATTATACAACTCTTCTATCTTGCTTCTATACTTATTGGCTACAAGATTAGAAAGTATTGCATTTTTAAGATAATTCTCAAAATCATCTGCAAAATCCTTACTATCCTTATCCATGTCGGATAAAGTAGACACGAAATTGTCATAAAAAGAATCAAAAGAGACACCGGTCATAGTTTCTTTCAGTTGCTCTTTCATATTTTCAATTTCCTCGTTGCAGTCGATTATATCCTGCAAATATCCCTTAACATCATCATCCAATTTAGCCCAAAAAGTAGGAGCATCCTCTTGTAATTTAGATAACTGTTCTCCAGTTAAACTGAATAAGCCTGTCAACCTTCCTCCAATAGCATCTGGATTCATACCTATGGATCTAGCAAATTCATCCCATTGATCCCACTCATTCTGAGTCATACTCTTACGAATACGCACCCCAATAGAATGAGAACCAGCAGAAGCACCACTATTTAATCTTTCTATTCCTAAATCTATTTTAGCCTGTGATTTCTTATTGAGAATATCTATTGCTTCCTGCCCTGCTTTACGCGCTTCATCACCATAGCTAATATCGACATATTCCTTCTTCTTACTAATAAGGATATCCCATACATCAATCAAAGAAGCATATTCTTCTTTCATCTTGTTATAAGCAGAATAATCAGCACCAAGAACACCTACAAGCCCAGTAGCCATTCCGATTGCTCCACCAATAATAGCTCCCCATGGACCGCCGACTGATGCCCCCGTTGCAGCATAAGAAGCAGTATTACCTAATACAGATGTTACTTTCCCAGCCGTACTGTCTGATTCCACCCCTAATTCTTCAAGAATGCCGGTTAATTCTTTTGCAGCCGATGCTATTCCTTGAAATCCTTTAGAGATCCCTTCGGAATCTTTGGTTTTAAAACCTTCAGTTATTTGCTTGAACGGATTATTCTCGTCAAGCATCTTCTTGAATTTCTTAATCGAAGTTTCAAGGTTAGCTATAAATTTACTCAGAGCTGCCGGATTAGACATGGCATCATTTATGGCTTTCACCGTATTCTCATTATCTTTGAATATATCCGGTATCTGAGCACCCTCTACGCCATTCATGTAGTTAATAAGCTCTTGAATGTCCTCTATTATACTTCTGATAGATGAAGAAGATCGATTAGAGAAGTCTGTGAAAAATTTGCTCCACAGTTCCGAACTGTCCAACAGGTCTTTATCCAAGTCATCAAGTTCTTTTTTCCTTTGAGCCGTAAGAGTGGTTTTTTCAGCACTACCTTCTTCTGCTTTAGCTATTTGCTTATCATATTTCTCCATGATAGCCATACGCTTCTCTTGATACTTCCCGTATTCGATATAATATTCATTCCAAGCGTCTTTTTGTAGGCTTTGGTATTCTTTCAAGTTTTTTTCAAAAGCTGCAATCTGAATCTTATACATCTCGTTAAAACCTTGATTTTCACTATCCGATAAAGATATACCGGTTGCATCAAAGGTTTTTCCTTTGTTTTCTGGATTTGCTTCCCATATAGAACGAGCATCATCTATTTTCTTACGCAAGAGATCTTCTTTTTGTCGGTCGATGGCCTGCATTTCCTTTTCAAAATTAAACTCTATTTCAGCAATAGTCTTCTTCGATCCCTCATCCATTGCCTTTATACGCGCTTCATCTATTTTCATCTGCATATCCTCTGCGGAACGCTTCTGTTCTAAGGCCTGTTTGTCCATCAACTCAGCTATTTTATTTTGCTGATCGGTGAGAGAATCAATATCTTCAGTTCCTAAAGGACTACCATTATTAGCTACAAAGGCACTTACATCTATAGATTTTACAAGAGCATCATTAGCGGCTTTTAAAGCATTGACGGCTTCTGTGTTTTCTTTCAAAGCCTTTTTCCTCCTGTTGTATTCCATAGCTTCTTCTGTTAGCACTTCTCCTGTTTGTGTATATCCAGTTATGGAACTGCCAACAACTGCTGTAACACTAGCCGTCCCCTCCTTAGTTTTTTCCCTGTTGCGGTTAGTCCAGTTAGTATCTGCATTTATTGCTTTTTGTAATTGATAAATCTTATTGTAATTATCTTCAATAATCTTCATTGCTGATCTCGCCTGTGCTGCTTTTAGTATATTATCAGTCAGAGACTTATAAGCAGTGGCAGCATTTCCCGCAAGAATAGCCTCATTCGATAAATTTCCAAAATATTGGGGATACTTTCTTTGTAACTCGTCTGCTGCATCATTCCGCTCCTTTAACAACCGAGTATGGTCTTGGGTAGCTTTATACAATATATCAAGTTCCACACGTTCAGCAGCTGATTGTTTTGCTCCATCTTTCATAACTTTGCTAAGATTCTGCATTCGGACAATCATACCATCAACAGCATCGGAAGAACGAGATAGTGTATTAATCCAGTTAATTATATCCTTACCATACACAGAAAGCAGAGTTAATCCAACAACAAGAGCAGTCTGCCAGCTTATAAGGGACTTTGTTAATTGCTGCCAAACTGGAGCAACAGCCTTGACATTTGTATTTCCCGCTTTCAAAGCTTCTTGAAATGCAGCATATTCCTTTCTAGCTCTAGCAATCTCATCAACAAGAATTGGGATATTATTTGAAATTGCAAGGAAAAAAGTATTTGCACTAACAGCCAACGAAGGCAATTCACGAGCCACCTGCTGTACAGAGAAACCGAGCCCATTCCATGCACTTGCATAATTACCTACATTTCTTTGAAATCTACCAGAAGCTTGTTCAGCCGCACTCAATTCCTTCTGAACATTTGCTATTTGGGCCAACAACGCTTTGCCAGCATCACCGTTTCTTCGCGTTCTTCCGAGGTCATCATAATCCTTAGTCAAGAGGATTATTTGCTTTCTGAGAGCTGTTATACTGCCTTCTTCCGCCCTACTCTGAATTATCTGATCCTTCTGTGCCTTAATTGTCCTTCTGATAGATTCTTCCTCGACTAGTCTTTGTGCTGCCAGTTGCTGCACCTGTCTTAATATTCCAGTTCCGGAAGAACCTGTTTTTTCTGAATCAGCAAGGGAAACAAAGCTTTTCTTTAACTGTTTTATTTGCTTATCCGTTTCAATTACAGCTTCGGTATTGGCTACAATCCATTTATTAGTGGACTGCAATGCGGCTGTCTCTTCCTTTGCCTTTTTAACTGCAGCATTGGAAGAATCAATGTCATGCTTCAGCTTTTGGATTTGAAGATATTTGTTTTCATACTCTTCTAATTTTTTAGTAGCCGCCGCTATCTCTTTCTCTAATTGTTTTATTGCTACATCACTATTTGGTATCCCCGCAACAGCAATTAGAGACTTCTTTAATTTATCTATTTCTTGACGCAGTTTTATAATGTCTTCGACATTGACATCTGCGGTAAATTTCATTCCTGCCATGTGACTTTTACATTTTCGTTTCCAAATGATTCCTTTAACTCTTTCTCTACGGTTAGGCTTGCCGAATCCAGAACGTCAAAACCCTTGCTAGATACAAAGCTCGCATACTCCATCCCATCCGCGAACACAACACCGTTTTTGGGTAGTTTCCCATAAAGCAGGTTCTCTGTCTTGCCTTTGGCCCCCGCATGTTCGCTATCTGCCGGAACATATAGATAAACAATATTCCCATCACGAACTACAGCAGCTCCCGGAGCATTACGAAGATTCCACGTATGGTTCTGATAAGTCTTCTTGCTACTCACATTTCTTTCTTTTTGAGTGTCAACTGCATTATGCGCCGCTTCCTTCATAAGCTCATTTGCATACTCCTCCACCTCTTCAACAAACTCATCCAGACCCGACAAATCAACCGTTACTTCCATTACTCATCAAATTTCATATTTTCACCAAAGAAATCCTTATCAGATACTTCCTTAAGTACCTCCCCATCGTATACAGCGTGCAACTTATCTTTTTGCATGATGATCAAATTGCGATATGGAATTTTACAAACGACTTCATCATACGACAAATGAAGGCTATCCATGAACGACGCAATTTGCCCCAACATACAATCATTGCCTATAACCTCTGTTTTGCTGTTAGATTTGCTACGTTCTTCGCTAAACCTAACAGCGTCATAAAATTTTTCACATCTATCAGAGAGTAAGCCGCTGTAAGACCGGATAATACTTCTTCTAAGGTCCCATGAGACAATTCTTCGGACAATGAATCACTTCCATCTATAAACCAAGAAAGTGCGCTAGAAGCGACAGAAATGTCCTTCAATGAAGATATAACACCTGCTATATCCTTGTTGTCATCAAGAACTGCGAGATAGGCCGAAGCGCCGGCTATTTTATGTATAGTAGGCGGATTTACGCGATACATTTTCCCATTTACAATGATTGGGATGAAATCCTTTCCTGTGATAGCTTCTGATATAAGTATGGCTGCTTTATTCATAATGATATTTATTAAAAAGGGGTGAGATACATAAATCCTCACCCCCTCACCACTTTATAATATAGATAATGTTTCTGCTGATCGCGAAGTATCTTCCTCTCCATTCCCCTCATAGTTAACAGCAGTTCCAGCGTTCACCCGCTTTGACTTAGTCGTAGAACTATTCAAATTGAGAGAAGCATCAGAAGACATAGATGCGACGTTCTCATCAGCTCATGCGGCATCTACTTTTTCCCCGTCGAACATATAGTCACTCTTCACGCCGGCGCTAGGATTTTCCATAGCAACAGCTGTTACTCCCAGACCAATATTCTTTTCCACAGCATTCCCTTTAGCAATGACCGCAGCATTGGTGAATACAATATAGTTTCCGGTCTTTGTCTGTCCGACAATGGCTTTGTTGACAATGCCCGGAGTATCAGAAGCGGCCCATCCTGCATCTGTATCAACTTTTTCTCCGCCTTGCAGATCTACCTTGTCATCAAAGGAGAAAACTCCCATAGTGAAAGCAATTGTTTTAGCCCCTTTTTGCGTCACATCACGATAATAAATGTCACCATTCAACTCGTTAATATAGTCGGTATAGGTAGGATCATCCTCCGTATACGACCAAGTATCTTGATGAGAGTTCTCAACTTCTGTAGCAGTACCTAACCAGGTTTTAAGGCTAGTTTTAGTTACAGCAGAAGTAATAACATCACCGTACCAAATCTTTTTAATTCCTATAAACGGTTTCATATCTTTTTAATTTACGTTTAATACTTCAAATAATAATTTTACATTCACATAGAAACAACATAACTCCTTATCTACCTCTATCCCGATAGTTTCAGAAGAATACCGGTACCATGAACCGTCATATTGCCCTACAACTCCATCTTTGAACATCTCTTTAGCCTTTCTCTCCAATTCATTCAAACGAATCAAATTGGCCTTCCCCGATCTAGATAAAGGAACACAAAGATTAACTTCAACGTATCCTCTTTCCCAATAGGTATCGGGCTGTTGAGTCTTGGGATAAACTACAATCCTTTCAGCATTTACCTTACCTTCAGGTATATTACCTCTCTGGTATACTTCAGAAATTCCAAAAGACTTGCAATCCTTAAATATTATGTTCGCGATGTCTGTTGTTGCAATCATATCCAAATATCACATCTACCTTTAAACTCTTCCGAATAACACTCGGCATTTTTCTTCACTTCACCTTCTCCAACAGTATTATCGTCAGAATCCAAGCATCTTACACGGTTTCCTAGAGGAATCTTACCTCCTTCGTAGACAACATGATAGTTATAAACCCAACGCTCACCGTTTACCGACACTTCCTTCTGCTGTGAATTGTCATGGCAGAAGCAGTCAGCGACATCCTGCCAAGATTCTCCGCCTGTTCCTGGAACCGGCCGGCCATACTCGTCATTCTCTTCTGGAGTAATAACTTGCATTTGCAGTTTATGTGGAGCTGTTTCTAGCATATTACCAAAAAGTTAATTTAGCCTTATCGGTATTCAATTCATCCTCTAATCCATATTTATTGCATAAGTATGAATAATAGGACTTTACTCCATTTATATCCCAAGATAAAGACTTTGAGTGACCGTTTTCACTAACAGACTTAGATGTAGCCCGAAGGAGCAAGGATGGAATAAAGCGAGCAATAGCAACTGCTACTGTATCAATAGTGTCTTTATCAACCTCGTCCACCTCTCCGGATGAAAGAATGATTTCAAATAAGTCAGCCTCCGACAATTGAATGCCGAAGGTCTGAAACTTCTGTTTTATGTAGTCACCAGTTGTCATATTTACGCATTCATGGTGTCAAGGTCGAGAATAACGATCTTGTTTGGAGCCGTATATTCCGGAATCCATTCAGCACCATATTCCATAAAACGGCCTTCATCTGTACGTACATTAGAAATATACATACCACCTTCCGAACGAGTATAGGCCTTTCCCGGAATTGGATCAGTAATTTCATACGGAGTATGCCAGCGCATCTTTCCCTGCTTAGGCGTGGTAAATAAAGAAATACGGTTGTCTTTGAATACCTGTTTAAAAGAACCATCTGACAGCTCCACCAAATCTTCATTGATAACAATAGGAGGCAATCCCAATCCCCTGAAGATAGTCGTAGCCATCTCGCTAGACATAAGTCCGGCAGATAGTTGTACTTCTTTAGAGTCAAAGCTTTGCTTATAGAATTCGCCGAAATCTTTTGCACCAACAATACTGTTGATGAAAGTCTTACGAGACATCTCCATAGATACAAACATGCCAAACTTTGTACGTAATTCTACAACCTTTTCCATGAGATAACGTACAAAATTTAACTTATCTTTCACTTCTGGAGTGATGCGATGAACAGGAAGTACCATATCAAGCATTTCAATTCCTTGCGGATTATCATCTACCTTGACAGACGCTTTTCCGTCAGAGCGAAGATCACCGTCCACAATATCCATACGTTTGTGGGGAGCAAGCATAACTTGACGCATATCGTCTACAATATAATTGATAATATCGTCCAATGCTGCCCGTTGATCAGCAGTCTTTGCCTGATTGAACTTATTGATTAGTTCTTGCAGCATATCTAGTCTATCGTTATCCATTTGATAGCGGTCTCCTAGATAAGCTACTTCGCCATAACCGGAACCTAGAGATTTGCGTTCCCTCAAAGGTTTATTGGAATTGCGATCAATTACAGAACCGGCGGTAACACCTGTTACTGTGCCCAAATATGTTTTGAACACACGGGATTTTGTTTCTTCAAAATCAAGGTGCTTTTTCCAGAATATCTGATCTAATTTTAGAGCCTGAACGCGGTCAATAACCGCTTTTACAACTCCGGGATCATTTAGTAACGTTTGAATAGTCAAATACATAGTTCCTCCTTTCTTTAATAAGTGAACATAAATCTGTCACCCAGAGTCTCTTTATCCTTATCGGAGACAGGAACAATGAGTCTTGTCGGTCTAATCTCATATGCTTGACCAATAGCACCTACAGTCGCACCTGCTTCGACTTTAGTCCACGCATAGTTTAATGCTGTAGCCGTTGCTTTTGCCGTTTTCCCAGCTACTGCAGTAGCTTCAAATAATACTGCACCCTTCTCGGCGGCAAGCGTTGGAGAAGCTGCAAGTGTAACGGTGTCGTATTCTGCATTGCTTTTGTCAATAGCTTCAATAGTACCACCATTTGTTCCATTACCAATATGCATACCATTGTATGCAAGAGAATTTTTCTTGATTTTCAAAGAAGTAGAACCGGCAGTAATCTTTTCAGCTACTTCAACATTAATAACAGCTTTTGCCGTCCGTTTTACAAAATCAAGAACCAAAGGGGTAAGAGGCGGAATTTGCGCAACCCCTGTTAAATTCGAAATATCCAAATTGAATCCACCAGAATAACGATATACCGTTTCAAAACGGCACATTTCTGGCATTGATGCTTCAATTGGCTTTAAATCATACTTAAAACCTGCTGGCATAATTAATCCTGTTTAGAGTTTTTAATTTCTTCTGTACCCTTATTTATCAGGCTTGCAATATCGTTGGCATCGTTCTGCCCACCATTACCTGACTCGGGAGTTCTCACATCTTGAAATCCTGCGTTGGCAAACGTTTGTTTTGCGTCCTTGAAGTAATTATCCAAGTCAGCATCTTCTGGAATGTTCAACATAGGAACAAGGTTTTCGGGAATACCATAATCCTTAGCCTTTGCAATGACCTGCTCCTGACGTGTGGCTTGTGCCTTCTCGGTTTCAAATTGAGCGAGCTTATCAGAAAGAGGCTTAACAGCCATGCTTACCGCATTTGCAATCAGAGTTGCCATATCTTCTTTCTTTTCGTCTGGAGAAGGATTGGGATTAGGAGCTGGATTCTCGATTTTCTTTCTCAATTCGTCCAATTGTTTTTGTAGACCCGTTTTTTCGTTTCTAACAGTATCAATGTCCCCTTGAAAAGCCTTCAAAAGCCCTTCGACCCCGCTAGTAGCAGTTTCTATTTGGCTTTCTTCAGTTACGGTTTTAGATAAGTAGTCAGCCACCCCGTCAAACGCTTTATCACCAAACCCAAAGGTTTTATACTTCGTTTTTAGTGCTACTAAGATTTTTTCTTTCATACTGTATGAATTTAATTTTAATTTCAACAGCATAAAATTAAGCTCTATAACGCAGATTTATAAGTATTTCCGTGAAAGAGAAATAACACTTTGCGAATAGTTACAAAATAGACATTTCTTTCATAAAACAGAGAGACAATTGGCGATAATGGTGGTGAGAAGTAAGAAATAGATTGGGGAATAAAGGAAAAGGCAAAAAGAAAGGCGGATGTTAGTCCGCCTTTATATATTATACGATATTAGAGTGTTTCTTTAAATATAAATCTCTAAGATATATGCTCATTAGCTTGATTATAGATTGCATTGAAAGCCTCACATCTTTATCTTCTCCAGAAGAAGGATCTTTTAATTGAATTGTATCAGGGGAATAATAAAGAAATTTCTTTATATCAGCAAACATTTCATTTCCCATGTTTCTCAAAAGATAACTTAGTGCTTCTTCCTCCACATCATAAGCTGTTTGAGGGTTTATATCTTCTAGTTCCTTAATTAAAAAATCAATATTATTATCTATTGTTTTTTTGGCTGATGATTTCTCAAATAAAACTTCTCCAAGAGGGGTCATTTTTAAGGGACTTGCCTTCTTTGCTAACTTATCAATCATATCATTATCAAATTTCATTAACTTTTTGTTCTATCGATGATGTTTTATTGTACAAATATAGCAAACAATTTATTAATGAAACAATTTACTTAGCAAATTGATTAAAACAACGCTCGATTTAACTTTTCAGGAACACAAAAACGCCCACCTTCCGGCGGGCGAAGACTGGTTAGGGAGGTGGACTACAAAGTTAATTCCGAAAAGTCTAGATCGTAGACAATCATCGCATTATACACAAAGAAGTATCCTTCATAATATTGCCAAGTTCAGACAGCGCAAATGATAAGGTTTTAAGCTCTTCCGGAGTAAAATCAGCCGGCTTACCATTGATTATATTCCCATTTATACGTTGATACAACCATTGACGAGTCTTCCCAAAGTAATGCTCTGCGATATAAGACATTGAAGCAAAATCCAACACTTTATCTAGTTTTTCTTTTCTTTCTGCAATTTTAGCCAGTTTTTTTGCTTCATCTACAGCCTGTTGTACACCCTTTTTAAATTCAATAAGAAATTCTTTTTTTTCAGAAGATGATAAAGAGTTCACATACGTATTAAAGCGTTTCTTGTGCTCTAATTTTGCTTGTTCGGTCTTTGCCTTAGCAAAATCATCTTTCCACTTTTTAAGTTCTTCCTTTGCATTCATACGCATTATTTTTTATAAGTTAAAGAGAAAATGGTAGCCCCTTATGGGGGACTACCTTTTTCTTTCAGCTTGTTTTTGGCATCAATCAAATCGTCTAGCGCATCATTGATTCCTTCTTCAAGCTCCTCCTCTGAAATCCAATCAGTTTCCCTTATTGCATCCCAATGGAGGGAAAAGAAGCTTAGGTCTTGCTCCGCAGCTTCAATCCGAGCCTTTAGCTCTTCTTCATCAGTCATATAAAGATCGCGATTCTTATGACACCACAAAGATAATAACCATTTGGTAATTAAACAAGCTTTTAGGAAGATATTTCAATGCAATATGAAAATTTAACTTCTGGAAAATAAAAAGCCCCGAACCTTAATTGGAACGGGGCGGGAAAATATTATTTTTTATCCCAGTATTTATTAAACAATTCTATCTCATTTCTTTTAAAAACTCCAACAATCATTCCCGATGCTTTACATTCAAATTTCCCATCATTTGTAATGTTCTCCACCCTCATCTGCCTTTCCGTCTTTAATTCAACTACAAGATCTCCTTCCTTTATACCATCAGCAATGACTGTTTTACCAATTTCCATATCTTGTTCCTTCTTATTATTCAGAATGCGCTTTATTTCAGCAACATTATTAGTCATTCCCCATAACTTAAAAAACAAAATAATCTGTAATACACCGAATACGATGATTACAATAGATACAAATAGTGCAATTCCTTCCATAACTTTGTGTGTTTTAGTTATACAATGCAACAAAATAACATACAAACACACAAAAAAGCAAATTTTACTCGATTAATTTAAACTTAGAACCGCATTTGGGGCAGATTATAGTGTTTTCTTCCTCTTTTTTACGTTCAAATAAGTCTGGTATCTCTACTTCTAATGCATCAGCTATTCTACTCAACACATCCAATGTCAAGTTTCGATTTAATGCCATAGATAATCCTGATTGAGACATATTCATTCTTTTAGCTACGTCTGCCATAGTCAATCCTTTTTCTTTTGCTATTTCTTTTACTCTTAACATAAACGTTATATTTAAATTTTGAGGCAAATATATATAATTTAATGTATATGTGGAAAGAAATACGATAAAATTCACATATACATGAAAAATAATCTTTCTTTTTCTTGCTTAATATTCACATATGTGTTATATTTGCATCGTAGTTAATAACACATACGTGAAATAATAGAATTATATATATATGAAACGCTACAACTTATCAGAAATAATGCGCACCGCACATAGAACCTACAAGTATGTAGGCAAGAAGCAAGGTAAAACCTTCGGCGAGGTCCTAAAATCAACTTGGAGACTTGCCAAATTGGACGTAGCCAGACAGGAAGCGGACGCAAAACGCAAAGCTGAAGAGGAAAAGAGACAAGAATCTCTTAAAAACAGTAGACCGGCAGAGGTGGTAAGATATAACTTCTCGGGGGAAATCTATAATCCTAGTAGCAGAGGTTACATGGGCGCACATTACGTAGGAGATTAACTATTAAAATATACGGATATGATAGAAATGACAATCATCGTTTTAAGCCTGTTTGCCGGATACAAGATGTTCGGTGACGACAATGATAAGTTTTTTATGTGCTAACCTATTATTAACAATGTGAGCAGGCGTTCGCAGCACCTGCTCACTGTAAACAACTTAATTATATGAACAATCCAGTAGTTTACGACTACAAAGGTAGTCAAATTTCTTTTATGAGTGGCGAAAATACAATGATTAACGCCACACAAATGGCAAAGCCATTCAATAAACGTACAAATGATTGGCTTTCGTTGAAACAGACTAACGAGCTAATTATCTCATTATCAGCCAAAACGGGAATTCCCGCAACGGGCTTAGTTATTGTAAATCAAGGTGGTAACAATCAAGGAACTTGGTTGTATGAAGATTTAGCACTAATTTTCGCTCAATGGCTGTCTCCAGATTTCTATTTATGGTGCAACGACCGCATTAAAGAGCTTTTAAAGACTGGGGTAACCACCGTTTCAAACGACGACGAAGCAATAGCCTACGCCATGCAAGTACTAAGCAAACGCCTGGAACAAGCCAAAGCGGAGAAAGCGATGCTTGAACAACAAAATGCCTGCCTTGCGAACGAAATCAAACAAACAGTCCCGAAAGTGCAATATGTAGATAATGTGCTTCAATCAGTCAACACCTACACATCTACCCAGATGGCGAAGGAACTGTCATTGAGAACAGCCGAGCAGCTTCACAAGTCTCTAAAAGGAAAGGGAGTCATGTTTTACCAGTCCGGGCAATGGATGTTAACAGCTAGATATAGTGAAAACGGGTACACGAAAACAAGAACAAGTCAGTTCACTCGATCAGACGGAAGTATAGGAACCAATACGATAACCGTATGGACTGAATTAGGGAGGGCTTTCCTTCATAAGATATTTAAAGATGAAAGAGCCGCCTAATCCTCTTTTCCATATGCTATTAAGTGGTATTTAATAGCGTAATTAATTCACGCTATTAAATGCTACTTAATATTGTTGCATAATTTACCCCTAGGTGTACACCTGGGTGTAACACTGGTGTGACATCGGTGTGTGGTTATTCGGAAATTCCGAACAACTGCATTGAAAAATCAAAAGAATACACGAAAAATCAAAAAGTTATGAAACAGAATTATTTCACATCGAAGCAAAGTAGACAGATAAATAAGATATACAACGAAGTACAGAGCTATATGCCATTCGAGGAAGCCACATTTCCGGCTTTTATTTCAAAGATAATCCCGTTCGTAAGGGAATATTCCCGCTACACGGAAAACAGCAAGGAATACGCAAAAGAATTGTTCGTAGAAGGGATAAGGAAGCTGGCAGACAAGTATTATCCTAACGGATTCAAGTTCAGCAAGAAGCAAAGGTACAGATTCTCTTTGATTGAGATTCCACGAATGAGCACTTTCGAGTGCGAATACAAGCCTATCGAGGGAGTTGCATGCATGAAGGTTATCAGAGCTTTCCGGGACTTCGCTTGTTCCGGATTCGAAGACGAAGAAGAATTTGTAAAGAAATTAATCAAAATATCCAATATGCTTAATTAAGTCAGGGGATTTCGGTCCGGCACTGAAGTTGACGCCAATCAGCGGGAAAGGGTAGCTTTAGGGCTGCCCTTTTTTATGCCCCAATGTTAAATAATGTAGTAAATCACAATATCTTTCCTATTTTATTTGGAGCATATCACATCAATTACTATCTTTGTAACATCAAAATAAGAGATAAAGTAATAACAATATAAAAACAAAGATTATGAAGACGTTTGAATTTAACAACGAGGCAATTACTATCGAGAAAACAGGTTACGGACAGTATGTATTAAGCGGTTTGGGTATCTCAGTGCATTGTACGGACTCTGAGATCTGGGATTGGTGTGATGACGATGAAAACGAAGATAAGCATTTGGCGGCCAAAGAGTCTGCGTACAGACTGCTTGTAAATTCTTTGTAAAACAAAAAAATAAACAACATGGAAAAAGTGAGTAAAAAAAGAGGAAAGATTATCACAGACCGAGAAGAACTGCTTGTTTGTCAGCAATATAAGGATGGCTGGACACTTAGAAAGATAGCGACGTATGCTAACATCTCCCAGACAACCGTGATGGCGATCTTAAGGAGAAGGGAGATCCCTCTCCGGAACGGAAAACAGATCACTGAAGAGCAGGAAAAACAGGTGATAGATCTGTATCTGTCAGGAGGAAAGATTAAAGAGATAATGTCAAAAACCGGCGTAAAGTCTGAACAGACGATTTACCGGATCATCAACAATTCTGGAGTAGATAAGAGGAGGTAACAATTACTCCTTTAATCGTTAAAAGATGTAGTAAATCACAATATTTCTTCTGTTTTGTTTGGAGCGTATCACAACAATACTTATCTTTGTAACATCAAAATAAGAGATAAAGTAATAAAAAATAAAAAAAAATATGAAGACTTTAAACATCAACGAAATCGTAGAAGCAGCAAAAACAATCGCTAAAGAAAGAGGTGAAAACATCTTCTTCGGAGTAAGAGGGAATATCATCGAAGGCTGTCGCAATCGTAAGACTTCTGAAGAATACGAGTTTGATGTTGAGAATGAAGAGTCTATCTATGATAATACAAGAGATGAGGTTGCTACTTCTATTATCCTTGAAGCAATTGATTCATTAAAAGGTGATGATGAAGTTGTTGTTGAGTTTGAAGAGGCAGAAGAATCTGAATCAGTTGAAACATCAAATATTAATATTAATCCTTGCAATGAGTACTTCCTTCGTTTTACAGAAGACGCTGAAGGTGATCTGAGAAGAGGAACCTCTTTGTTTAAAACAGGCAGCATGGATAAAGCTGTAGAGCTTGCGGGTCTGTGTGGATTCTCAATCGACTTAGTAGGACTTTCTAAGTCAGAGATTGAGAGAAAGGTTGCCAGATATGCAAACATGTTTGCTTATTACTCTAAAGGATGTAAGGCTGTTATTTTTGAAGGTGAAACAATTGAGAATAACAAGAATGGAGAAGGTGTTGTATTCAAGCCTTACAGAATAGAAGGATTTGTAAAATTCTAAGATATATCAAAAGGCCTTGCCGTAATCTTGCCGTTATTGCTTAATTACCCTTACCATAACCTTACCACTTTCAAGTGGGCTGTTTGGTAAAATATCAATACACAAATTTCCACCATGCCTCACTCTGTAAAATATTGTTACCCCACCCTTGCTTCGAGGCAGGACAACCCCACCCTTGCTTCGAGGCAGGATTGTCCTATTTTTCCTCTTATTTTTGTATAATCCCCGTGATTTTTCTGACTAAGTAGTCTCATTTTTGGTCTGTTTGTCTGATTCCTTTTCCCCTTTTTCCTCTTCTTCGATCTCTTTTAGAACTTCGTCTACCCTTTCGGCATTACCGGCAAACAATATACCTTCTCTCCGAGACCAAACCTTACCATTTATTGCGCTAACTGCCGTTGTTACCCGTTCGTCAATATCATCAATCATATATGGGACCAAGTCTACGTCTATGTCGATAGTCTGTGAAGCTTTATTGAACTCCGAAGGATTGACATCAGCTAAAGCAGACACAAGAAAGTTGATTCTACGCTGAAAGAACTCCCCTATTACTTCTGCGTGATTCGAAACAGCCATATGTGCACCCATAAAGATGTATCTAAAAGCTCTTCCTGAAATAGCATTGCCAAGCCCTTTTAACTCCTGTGGAGATATTCGCGGAGTGTTAGTTAAATCGTATGCTTTGTTAGTAAGCCCTTCAAGTTCCAGCTTAACCGTATCCGGAACTTGGTTCCAGGTCAGATATTGAGCATTCGCTTTTGCTCCTGTTAATTGTATGATCCTGTTGCGTTTCTTCCCTGTGAAGTTAGAGACATCACCAAAAAGCATTAAATACGGGAAAAAATGGTAATCTATACAATCGGCATAGCTAGATAATATCTTTTCGATTCGTACACGTATAGTCTTTATTTTATGACAGTAAGTTTCCGGACGATAACCATACAATACAGGGAGTTTTCTAAAACCATGCCGGAAGGATTTTTCCTCCACAGCTTCCCATCCATTTGTATTCTCCCAATGGTAAACATGACTGGAAGTAACTGTTTGAAAACAAACAATTTCTACATCATCTAAATCCTTCTTCTTATATTCACGAGAAAAAGCAACTAAGTCTCCCGCATCATCAAAGAACGGATAGAGTTTGTCTCCTCTAAAAGGAGACCAGATGACACTACGCAGTTTATTTTGAGGTCTCACCTTACCCCCAAAAGTTTTTTGTATCTTATTCCAAAATTTGAGCCAAAAAGAATCATCTTTTACCGCATACCAATATTCGGCACATTCCTGTTCAGACAGCCATGAACGAACTATACGCTTGTTTTGGTATTGAATTTTATTTTTTTTGAGGACTTGCTGAATTGCATAAAAAAGACCTTTTTCGCTTTCATTAGATGGAGAACAATCCATTTTAGGTTCAGTTCCTACTGTAAATGCTGTTTGAATATTAGTTATATCTTGCTCCAGCGGAATAGAAATACGGTTACACGGTTCTGTACGTTTTTTAGGAGGAATGGTAATGCTTTTGCCGTTAGTATCATCCCATTCTTCTCTTCCTTTTTCTTCCACAATTTCTATATCAGGATATTTTTCTTTATCCACAATGATTTCATGCAAATCAGCATTCCAATCTTTCCAGTTTTCACAGGTGTTAGGTTCCTCTGTTCTCCGTCCTTTTTTTAAATATCCGATCTTCTGATCTACATCTTCTAGTGCTAAAATGTCCTCTAATGTCATAGCTATATATTTTTAATGATTAAACGCTTCTAAACCTTTTGAAACCTGCTTTCTTCCCATCAATTCCATCATACAACAATAGCGCACTTCGTCAATAATATGATTATAATCATCTACAGGAACGTTAAGCCATTTGCCATTCTTATCCTGTTGATACGTGTAATTATCCAATTCTTTTTTAGCATTAATGGAATTCTCGGTTATATACAGTTTCTTTGATTTCATAAAATCGATTCCTGCTTCTACCGATCCATGATATTTTTCGACTGGTTGTATATTAAATCCCGCATTATATATTTCAGCGATCAAACGTGGATCAGCGCTTTCTGACCATATTTTCAATCTAGGCATCCTCTTAAACTTCTTGATGATATCAGTAGAAAGAAGGTTTGTTTCATAAAATTTTTCATCTATATAAATAGCATTATCTAAAAAGCCATTTTCAGAACAAGCAGTAGGATCATTTGAGTATCCAAAATCAAGCCCATACCACCTGCGTTTTACCCAAATAGGTACTTCTTTAATAATTGTATAGTTCTCAAAGATAAGACCTTCGATCTTAGACCTCTTTCCTAATCCATATATAAGCCATTTTCTCTTATCTGCAGTCCCTTGCGAATAATTATACTCTGTAGGTTCATATGATTCAATCTTGCGCTTCATATTGGCTGGAATAAATGGATTATCCAACATCGTTGAATGATCAAAGTAGCAATCTTCACGTGTACATACATTGTCATATATCCAGTGCTCTTCTGCCGAAGGGTTATAATCAAGTATTGAAAACCGCGCACATCTTTGTTCTAACTGGTCAAAATCATCTTTAGAAGCTTCCATCGCCTCATTTATCCAAAATATATCAGAAGTCAGACCATGCAGCCTTTGAACATCATCAAGCCCCACAAACTCAAATGAAGTAGAATACATTTGTATCGTTTTTAAGGTGTTGTTAATCTTGCAATCATTGTATAATCCCGTTTCAAGAAGTATGTTCTTAAAATCGGTCCACACTGTTGAAGATAGCCATGTCCCTTTCTTTCTAGCAATTACGATTCTATTTGAACGTTGCCAGTTATTTATTGCATAAACAATAAAAAATTGTATAAGTGAATATGTTTTTGATGAGCGTGATCCCCCTTCGAATACATAGACATTAAACCTGTTACTCTCCAAAGCAGACATGGCCCTATGAAAAACAGGTGTGCAATTTATATTTAGTTCAGCAACTCCCACTATTATTCAAATTAGTTTGCTTATCCTGCAGTTCCAAATCCTCTTTTTTATTATAAACCACATTGACATTAACGTTAGCTGGAGGAGCTATTGACGATCCGTTAGAAGTAACATCCATCTTTTCCGGCGCATCCCAACCTAACATCTTACAAATGCGTTCTATGGCTTTTAATTTATCATGAAGCTCTATTTTCACATATTCCACATCCACAATTTCTGGATCATCACTTGTGCCAATATTCTTTTTTAAAATCTTTGTTGCTATACTTTTTATAGCAGACTTTTGCCTTGGAGTAAGTTTATCAAATTCAGCTCTTTCTATCCAGCTGTTGTGCATATCCGCAATAGAGGAAAAAGCGATACTTGACAATTCATATAGTATCTTTTCCTTAGTAATATCAGATTTACTTTTTTGTTCTTCCTGGAGCTCCCTTATTCTTAGGGCAATCTTAGGGTTATTTTGCAACTTAAATGCATCAACTCCAATAGCCTTATCTGATTTGCTACAGCAGGAATACGCACGACGATAAGCCTCAGACGCATTACCGCACTCGAGGTAGTAATTACAGAAGTTTTCTTGCTTAACAGATAATTTCGCCATGTTTTTAGCTTATTATTTTTTCAGCCTCCAAATGATACATAATCTCAGTGTAAAGGTAATCCAGTTCTTCCCTAAAATCCTTATAAGTCTTATAGTAAGAAATAACACTATCGCAATAGTGCGAAATTGATGGTAGGCAATTTACATTAATAGCTTTTGCTATTCCTTTTCTAAGCCCTTTGGGAAGTTGTTCATCAAATAATATAGTAGCAGGAGAATACAGACGCAAAATAACAAAACAAAAACGTTTTTTTTGGATAACACTTCCCTTAATCGCTTTAGAATTTCTGTACGATTCTATATAATTAAACATTGAATATATGTGCTCAATGTGAATAAGACTGGTTAATACAGGAGTGGATATTAAATCTTTTCTTTGAGACAATGACATTTGAAGCTCTCTAATAGATTTAGCTTCTGAAATTTGCTCGATCATAGTACTATAGTTTAGAAATTAACAGTATATTTGTACTATGAATTGAGAAAAGAGGATCTATCTGGTGGTTCGGTGGTCCTCTTTTATTTTGCTTTTCTCGCCCACATATGAGCGTTGTACAGAGCATAGGTGTACATCTTAAGCTCCCTGCTGTTGCTTATATACTCTACCTTCATTGCAGCCTTCAAGCATTCCGCCAGAAGGTTATTGTCTATTCTTTGGTTCATAATCTTAGTCTATTAATTCAAATTCATAAGCAAATACATAAGGATTAGATGCAAACATTCCTTTGCCTGAGACTTTATCTATCAGGGCAGAAAAGGCTTCTCTAGGACTTCTTTTCATATCTTGCCAACTAAACATCTCAAATCTGTCTGATAAATCATATTTAAAAACTGTTCCGTCTTTAGTATATTTTATAATCCCTTCTTTCAAACAGTCCGCTTCCGATATGTCCTGTAGGCGTTCCACTTTCACCTCTGTAATACGGATGTGATGTGGCATTAGGTCTGCCTTTACAAACATCTTGTTAAAGAAACCGCTTCTCTTTGGCATTATAGGATATCCATCTTCGTCCAATCCAAAATCGGGCATATTACCACAATCTTTATAGCTTTGTGCAATGGCGACTATTTCGCCAACTTTATATCTGGGGAAAATTTGTCCGCCATCAATCATACGTTCATCTTCGTCATACATACATATTTCAGTGACTTCACCAGAAGGTCTCTTACAAACAAAATATCCTGCAACGTTTACACCTCTAAACTTTAAAGGATAAGTAACTATTCTTCTCGTCATGGTCTTCCGACCTTCTAATACAGCTTGTGTTAGGGAAAATTTATCGTTAAACATTATCTTCTTCATGATTCCTCCTTCCTATTATCGCTTTCGTTTTTACTTTGATCATCTATCTTTCTTTTAAGACGACCGTATTCCTGTTCAATGCACTTGCTTATCCCTTCTACATCTTCGTAACGTTCAGCCTTTATAAGCTCTCTTTTGAGGCTTTCAAGCATATTGATGTATGCAATGTCGTTACGGTCCGTTACATGCTGAATATACATTTGTATATCGTTCAGCTTATTCTCCATGCGCCCATGCCATTTGCTTATCATGATTAAGATAATGGCAACGGTTGTAGCATTAATAAAAAACAATGCAATTTTGATAATTAAGTCTAATACTTCATTTGCTGGCATGGCTATTCCTCCTTTCTCTCTAATCCGTTATTATTTGTGCATTAATTTTTCTTCAAACTCCGCAATGATACAGTCTGCATCACCGCCATGTACCCAATTCTCTAAAACGGAGGAAAGGATTTCAATTGCTTGTTCTTTCTCCCATTTTGCGCCAGCTTTAAATCCGGACTTATAAATAACTTGTCCAACTATATTATATCCTTCAGCTCCTTGTTTAGCGGCTTCTTCTAATGTCTGTTTCATAATTTATTTTTTTTAATTATTCATTTTGAAAATCATCAATCTCATATTCCCATTCCATTGCATCCGCTTCTCGAATATTATCACTAAGCCATTCTTTTGCGTTTTCAAGCTCATCATCCCATTCAGGTACATCACCACCTTCATCATAGGCTTTAGCTAATTCATTATAAACTTCATCAGGGACTTCAACATTTCCAAGTCCAACTCGATAAGTTACTTTGATTGTTAAATCTTTAATATTCTTCATATTTCCTCCTTTCCTTTAAAGTGTTCTATTAGCTCTTCTACTGTAGCCTTATGATAATTGTCCACATTAAGGTCGTTAGGCATTCCGTAAAAGTCTATGCCCGATAATCCACCGTATTCTGTATTATCACGACATATCCCCCAATCTCCTTTGCCGTTGATAAACATTTGGTTGTTGTCTGTATCGTCTCTCAATGCGGCTATGGCTAAGAAAAGATTCTCGTTGGTTCCGCAATCAATAAATTTTCCACATAAACGGCTATGTTTATCAAAAGGAATATCAAAAGCGTTCGCAATTACATAGTGGGGAGTATCAAATCCCTTTTCTTCTGAATATTGATAAGCCCATATTATATTGCAATCATCCGTCCACTTAGGGGAGTTTTTGATATATCCCAACTCTTCCAACTTCTTCCGGAGCTCCGGTGTATTTTTGCGTATAAACGCTGCTGTTGTAAATCCCATAGTTAGTTCCTTTCTGTTTTGTTATCAGTTAAAATATTCACTACAAACAAATCCCTTTCGCGGGATAAAGTCTTTAAACTCACAACTTCTAAATATCCATTTCTTATCAGCCCATCCGGCTAAATCCTTTTGCCATTGAGGAATAATTTGACGAGGATTATTTAAGTCCCGGTAAGGCTGACGATGCGGCAAGAACCGACCACCTTTGTTCTTCCAATGATTGACACGCTCAAACGATTCTTTAAAGTCATTCAGCAGAATACAGTAGAAGAAGTATTCGCCTTTGTAACCGTACTTATCAATCAAAGCCGTAGCCCGTTCACATTCGGCAATCTGGGCTGGTGTATCACAACCGAACCGTATACGCTTAATCCATTTAACACGAGCAAGCAACCGGGCAATATCATCTGTCACTAAGCGGGCGTCTAAACCTTGATTGAAGTCTACACGTACTCCTATGGAGATAATCTTTTCAATCTGCTGCAAACCGTAGTCGGATGCAAGTATGTTGTTATCCATAAGGATTATGTTTTTGCGACCATTGACAGCTATCTCTTCAATATCCATGTATGAGGTAATCTTGCCTTCTTTGGCAGGAACTACACACCATTTGCATTTGTTAGGGCAACCTCTTGTCAAAAAGCCATAAGCCAAATTCTTATCAACATTATACAGATCGTAATCAGGAATCATTCTATCAATTTCCGGTAGAAGAACCTTTTTTATGTCATAACCTGTACCACCTTTCTCGATCTGATCAGCATTAGTTATCCATTGCCGGTAATCCTCTGTAAAACTGAATACTTTAGCCATATAAACTTTATCATAATGATCGAAAGGATTATACCAATCAACTTTGTCACCTCTTGCCTTATGATAGCTGCTTATCTTCATCAAGGCAAGATTAGGATAATTGCTATCCACAGCCAATAATCCAATATTCATTTCTCTATTGTTATTAAATTCTTTTTAAAAACACCGGCTCCTGATGTGGTGCCAGATGATCTCTCGTTTGTAATCTTGCGGATGGAAAGGATTGTCACGTGTATGCCAGCCGTAGTGCATTCTTTTATTCTCTTCTTGCCTGAAGGAATCTATCTCATATTCGATGTCACGCATCTTAATCTGCAGTAGATCATCTTCCATGTCAATTTTACTCATCATCTCTTCCGGATCGTTAAGGGAGTCCTGCCCACATACAATGAGCAGGACTGCAACTACCTTTGGATTACTCATTCCTCCTTTTTCTTTTCGTCCGATTCAGGTTTGGCATCCTTGTCAGCCGTATAAGGATATACGTCCATGATAGCTGTTTCTACTACTGAGGGCACCTGATAGTCTGCCATTGTGCCTTTCATGCCGGCATCAAGGTTCTTCTTCGCCCGTTCGAGGTCCGAAGCCTGTACCAACACATAGGTACTTGTCTTTTTCTCGGCTCCGCTCTTATCATCCAATGTGATGTAGCACAGTTTACATTTAAACCAGCGGTCGTCACACTCTGCGTCGCTGGGGAATATTTCGCTATAGTTGGCGCGTTTGATATCAGAAACAGTAAACACTCCAGAGATGAAGGGAGTCATCTCTTCTATTATCCGTGCTTCCGCTTCTGTGAAGCTGAGAGCATCTACCAGGTAGGGCTCAGTTACTTTCTTCTGCATTCCGTTCTCCATTACCTTTTCGTAACGGATCTTACATTCAAACCATGTGTGCATTCCCATAATTATTTGTCTTTTTCAGGTTCGTCAATATATTTATCTGCAAAACGGTCAAGCGCTTTGATACACTTGTCCGGAAGCTGCTTTGCCGTATCATTCGTCTTGATATAGTCAATCGTGCCACCGACACCATAGATATAAAGCAGCTCCTTGGTCGTCGGAATGAAAATATTCGCCATTGCCGCTATTACACCACAGACAACAAAGCGCTTCAACCATTTGAAGAATATGTGTGCGCTGTCCTCATCATCGATTACATCACCCTCCGAAGCTGCCAGGACAAGCAACATACCAAGGACAATTATCAAAGCTACAATCCATACGACCATCAAGGCGGTGGACAGGTTACCAACTACGGTCATCCAATAAATTTCATTCATAATGTAAAAAAATTAAATTATTAATATTTGAGGTTATTTTTTCTCTTCTCAGGTTCTTCATATTTCCAGCCGTTAAGCCGGTAGCATTCTTTGCGTGCTTCTTCACTGGTGGGGAATTCACCAACCTTGTCTACCTCGAGGATATCTCCTATCTCCAACCAGTGATAAACTGCCCACCGGCTACCGATGGGAGCATATGAGTATTTAGGACGACTGATCCTCTTTCTTGGGTTCCACATAGAATGTTTCATTTTGTACTACAACCATACCGCATTTAGCCAATTTTTCTGCTACCTCTTCCTTGTCGTCGTCACCGCAGCGATCTATCAGCAGCTTGATGAAGGCAAGGAGACAGTCTGAGTCGTTTCCGAAGTTCTCCTGAGTAGAAAGCTGGGTCTTGTCTACATCTTGCTTCAGCCGGCGTATAGCTGCTATCGCCGTGTTGAAATTGTGCTTGGCATCGTAACGCAAATCATAGCCCTGTTTTTTCATTTCACTTCTCATGTCAAGGAGAAGAGTTTCTACGACATCTGTCAACACATACGTCAGGTTGAGAGTCGTATTAAGATTTGTTGTTCCTATTAGCATGATTTATGTGTTATAACATTAAACATTTCTTTTGCTATCTGACGTGTAAAACTTATCAAGATTCTCCTTTTGCTTGACAAACTTTCTTTGACATAGCATTTCAGATATATTGTTGGAAAGCTCCAAAGCCTTTATAGCTTCTTCATCGCCATCTTTAGCTCTTGATTCAAGTTCAGCACGATATTCCTCATAAAACAAGCCATTCGTCGGCTTGGCTTCTTCTGCATTGTGAGCTTTATGTTCGTTATACGACTGATTATCAGCAGTAGAGCAACGCTCTTTATTGTATTCCTTAAACCAGCTCATAATAACTTGACCGTCAATGCGATTATATATCTTGCCATACTTCATCTTCATAGCATTTTTAAAGCACAACTTGATATCGTCCAGTTTCATGTATGCATATTCCTCAATAATCAGATCTACGGTCATTGCAACTTGGACATCAGACATCGTTTCTGCTGCATTGAAGAATTCTAATGCGTCAGCTAGTAGATATACTACTGCTGCACGAGCTTTTGTCTCTCCAAGATTCTTAATTATAGTCCCAATCAAAGGTTCATGGGAAAGAAATACGTCTTCAATCCTTCTTGGATTCAGCGCCTTGCAGTATTGCTCCGGCGAGTTGCTTAAGGCGGCTAACTGACTCCCTTCTTGTTGTCGCAGTATCAGCTCGTTTTCCATTATAATTTCCCTCCAGTATCTTTGTATAATTAGCTTGTTTAAATATCCAATCAAAATCACATTTCCAGTTGCGGTCATTGCCCCCGAGGAGAAAAGAACTTTGAAGCACAAGGTTAAATACAGTTCTAATGCTTTCTTTGCCGTATTGGGCTATACGTGCTTTAACTGCTTTCTTCCGTGTTTCGGTCATTGATTTTATAGCCGGAAGCTTATCTCTAAACAAGCTATTATACCAATTCATCAAACCTACCCAATCATTTTTTTGGGAGTGGGACAAAGAAAGCTCGTCTTTCTTTTCTTCTCCGTTAGGAGAAGTTTCTTTATTATTTTCCTTTTCTTTTCTTTTCTTTCTATTTACTTTTACTTTACTTTTACTTTGTTCATTATCGCTATGATTAATTGAATTATTTGTGCAATTAATTGAATTGTTTGCACAATTAATTAAATATTCGGGGATAATAGTCGTTTCTTTGCGTTGATAAGTAGCAAGAAGAAATCTCTTTTGAATGCCAGAAGATGTGAGTATTTTATATTTCTCATAAAGTTCCTGATCGAAAAAACCAACCTGTAATGATTTTATCAAAACTTCTTTTACTGCGCCCTCGGAAACCCCAACTGTGTCAGCAATAACAAAAGGCAAATCTTCGTCCCACAAAATGTAATACCCTTCATCCTTGTAGATATTACACAGCAGGCAAATAAGTATAGAAGTAGATTGAGACCCACAGGCCCGTGATATCTTTCTTATCTTAACATCTGTAAAGAAACCAACATCCATAGGGAAATAATCTATTCCCTGCTTTGTAGGTCTTCCAGCCATAATTGTTTAATTAATACGCATGAATACAATTTCTCTTACTATCAGCGACAAAACGCCGTTTGAGTATAAAACAGTAGGCAACACGTGGATTGCCTTTGGCTGTGGGAACAATAGTTCCATTATTGCATTTTGCGCAAGTATCTGGGCGGATAACTTGCTTGTCTGATTTCTTTTTCATGATTAATATTGTTGTAGGGCTACTGGTAGGTAGCCCTGTTGGTTACATTAAAAAGGAATACCCGCATCTTCATAAAAACGACATTCTTCATTCATGTTAGGCATTATTTTTTGAGAAATACTCATTATCAATTCTTGCCTTTCTTTGCTAAATGTCCTAATCTTCGGATGACACATTACCTTACCATCTATATTGCATGTGAATTTGCGACGAGGTCTTACTCCTGTAAATTCTTCATCGGTGTTGCTATACTCTACAGCTTCCACCAAAAGATGTTTGCATCCTATACAATATGATCTGTTTAGAGGATTAAACCTACACTTATCCTCATGCAATGTCATAGCACCCTTACTAAGGGAGATTTTCTTGCAATGTTCACAGTGGTATACCGTTCGTACATCTATTTTCATTTTATGCTACTTTTAATTTATTAAATTTGTTAATAAAATAGACTTGCCCTTCTCCGGTTACATAACATGTAAATTTAGTAAACTGCGGATGCCCAGGATTTGATATAATTCTTTCAGACACCCAAAAAAGTTTCATTTCTGCCGCCCTTTGGGTCGGAGTATAATAATTTTCATGTTTCTGCTTAGAGTTACTCCATCTCTTCCTTCGTATGAGATACCCATTATCTACCATCCATTCATATAGCCTTATTTCCCCTATTTTATGTCCATTTTGCGTAATAAGCTTCGCTAAATCTGAAATAAGGATATTCGTATTGCTTATTTTTACACTTTCCGTGAAAATGACCGCAGGTCGTTGAGATTCGTTCAGTTCTTTCAGCGACTGATTTTCTAAAACGATCTTTTGTTTCTCTTCACGTTCGCTCTTTAATTGAGTGGCAAGACTGATAACTAGATCGGGGTTATTAATCATCTGCTCCAAGGTAGGCTGCGTGGCGGTCATACCGTATTTAAGTAGTTCGTCCACTCTCATATCCACCCATACAGCTAAATCGGAATTTAGTTTTTGAGCGACACGGATAGCGACAAGACGGTGCGCCCAAGTGCCGGGGTTGTCTCCACCTCTCTTAACTGTCAGTAAATCAGCCAAACTAAAATTTTTTAGTTTGGAAAGAGATGCACAATACTCGTTGATTTCCTGCGAGTTAACAATTGTAGATAGGTTCTTCTCCGGATAGGCTTTCGCCATAGCTGTAAGGTTCACCATTACATCATCTCCTTTTTCAAAAGGAATTTGATTACCGTTGTAATCGAATTTGATAATTGAAGCATTCATAATATCGCAATTTTATTTTTTATTCAACAAACACTAAGGCTACATCTTCGTGCATCCAAGTGCCGCCATTATCACCATAGATAACTTGCACTAAATCAGACGAGAGGATTTTTCTCACCTCGCTTAATGCTTTGACATACGTCTTCGTTTGCTCTGTTTTCAAAAAATCTTTTGGCGATTTCCCGAAAGGCTTAGCCATTTCGGTTGCATTTACCATTACATTATCACCTTTATGAAAAGTGATAGGACTTCCGTTGTATTGGAAGATTTGATTAGTATTCATATTATTTGATTTTAGACAATAGCGATACAGGCGGAAGTCTCTCATTCCGCCATTTAGTTAGAATTTAAATATTCGACAACAAGAACTTTAGACAATCCTTGTGCGGATCATCCGAATGATGACTAAAATGGTAATCCTGGAATTGCTGAAATAATCCTTGCGATAGTATGAAGGCATAAGCTTCATTCTTGCAATTCTTTTCGATTAAGAAATTTTCATAAGATACAGTTTTCGCACTGCTGGGCGCAGATGTAATAAGGTTACTATTATTCACCTTAACTCTGACTTCGTTGGTTCTTGGCATTGAACGAAATTTGAGTTATTAAAAACAAGAAAGGCTATCGCCTCCCGTTCCGCCAAGAACCGACACTGTTAGAGATAACGAGCATCCAATGGGATTTGATAGCCTTATATTTTTGCAATATTACGCTTACAAACGAACATAAAAATATGCACGTTAATCTCTTTCATAAGTCTTGTTCTTGGCGTGAACACCGCAAAGATACACTCAAATTTCAAAATACCAAATGAAAATCTTATTTTTCTAGCATTTTAATATGCCTATCAAGTTCCGATTTTAAATATTCTATATCTTCTCGCAATCCTTTAATAATCTCATTACGTTTATCTATCTCTTTGTTATACAGCTTCCTTTCAAATTGAGCATAAGATATATCATCGGAACAGTCACAGGTACATCTACTTATATCGTCACTTCTTACTACTTCCCAACAACCTGGTATTAGCACTTTCTGTTTTGATACATCATCATATACATAATGGCACTTCATCCTATTTCAAATAATCTGTTACTACAGCGATAAATTCTTCCAAGGAGCGAACGATAACATACTTCGCTCCGATACTATCAAATTCCTTTTGATAGGCTTTTTGGTGATCGCTTTGTCTCCCTGTCTTAGTCTTTAATTCAATTCCCATAAAAGGATAATACTTGTTAGGGATTAACATAAGTAAGTCAGGGAAACCGGCACGTACTCCCATCTGTTTAAACTTTGCAGCTTCGATAGCATTCCGTTTACCGCCATTAGGAGAATGATGCAACCTTAGCCTATATTGAGGATATTGTAAATCGAACCAGCAAACACAAGCTCTTTGCAAATCATCCTCTTCATGTTTTGGCTTCTTGCGGATATTCTTACCGCAGTACTGGGCTTTCATTTCTTCGAATGTCATATCAACCTTTCTCCTTACTCCTTTGGAGTTTCTTTCTAGTTTTACGAATCATATCTTCATCTCTCAAATTGTACCCTCTAATGAGGATTTCTGACGTTTTCAAGCACCGGACTATCGTCTGGTATTCTTGTTTGGTGATTGTTATTTTCATGTGGGGCAGTTTAGGAGTCGAACCTAAATAATTGCATTTGCAATACATAAAGCACTTCGTACGCTTTCTTTATGCTCTCTTTACCATTGAGAATACCTCCCCATGTTCGCCCGCCAATCTTCACAGACAAGCAGGCTGGGGTAAAAAGGTTAACAAAGCTATCTCAACAGCTCGCTCTTACGGATTATAGCCCTACCAGTGACGATAGTATTCTCCGTATTGTGAGATAATGTACTTTACTTAATTCCTATCTGATCCTCGGACAAATGGCGAAATATACCCGTTACCGAACTGAAATAATAGTTCCGCTTCTCGAAGATCAGGTAGATATGGATTACTTTAGTTCTACGCATTTCGCATAACTTTTATTTCAAAACTTCCAAATAGCTGTTATTTGGAATTATACAAATTCTTTGTTTCTTTCAATCTCTTGCTGAGCATAAATCAGCATTTGATGTTCATTTGCGGCAGGCAGATAAATGCCTGCTTGCGCTGCACTCCAATTACGAAAACGATCAATAGATAAGGTCATCTCACCTGTTGTCAGTTCGGCAGAACTGCGCAAATAGGTTACTTCTTGACCTTTCTTGTTGATCGTCTTTCTCTCAAATAAATCACGGTTGCAAGTCCTCTTATAAAAATCAATCTTAACTTCATCAAGGCTGCAACCGTATTCACTACCGAAATACCCTAAAAGAAGATGCAAATAAGAATTTTGGGCAAGTGTGCGGTTGGGTAGCTTCTTCTTCACCTCTACCACCGCACGCTCTTTAAACAGCTTGTTTACATACTCTTTAAACTTGGGTATCTGATATTCATTCTTCAAGTCGAATAGCATAAATTTAGATATTCAATAATACTAATTCCTCATTTAAGCCATTATTCCTTAATATAGAAGAAAAGATAGACACGGCCTTTTCTTCTGTATCTATCTTTACCCCATCCAATGTATAGCAATATTTATCAGAATAGTTGACTTCAATATACCGATGAATGCACCTATGGGCTTTTCGCGTTAAAAGGAATATTGAATAAGGAAAATTATAGTTCCAATGATGGGCTTCTTTCCCTTTTGTATCATATCCCCTAACTCTTAATCGTCGGGAAATATTTGCCTCTAATGGACATACAGACCTTATCTGGCGAAAAGCTCCATTATATCCCAATCGTTTGAATTTTTCTCGGCTCCTTTCCCTTTCTTTTTGCATCCATCTTTCATCTAAAGAAAGAGTATTATACCTGTCTTTAGCCTCCATTTTGGTACACTCTTTGCATTTGTTTAAATGACCATCAGCCATTTGGGAATGACGATAAAAATCTGACAAAGGTTTAATGATACCGCATTTAAAGCACTTCTTCGTTTCCATACATTTAGAAATTAAAAAGGAAGTTGGTCATCCTTTGCATTACCATTTGCATCAACCGTAGGTGGAAAGTTCTGCGGTTGTTGCTGATAATTCGGTTGTGGTGCCGGTTGTTGTACCGATGCACCCTGTGGCGATTGAGTAGCAGTGCCACGTGCCTCTATTTTATAGCACCGAATAGAAGCCATACGCTTAAGTTCTCCATCTTGATTCGTCCAAGAACGTCCTTGTAGTACGAATGACACGGTAACAACATCACCTTGACTAAAACGGTCAAGATCAGCACATTTATCTCCTGAAAACTCTAAGGGAATAACATTCTCATACTCGCTACGCTCACCTGTATAAGGATCATAAGTGGTAGCATCTAAAATAAATTCCCGTTTAGTAAATGAGGAACCACCGTTTTTCGATGGAATTTGAACGGTTTGCCCGATTTCGATTATTCTTCCAGTTATTTGATTTGCCATTAATTTTCTCCTCCAAATATTTTTTTATCAGTGATCAAACTTTTGTTTTCTTCCAAGAACCGGATAAATTCCTCACAATGATTAGTAAGAATAGGTATGTCACGTTCCGGGTTGAAAACGTATGTTTCCGTATAGGTATCTACCACATAACCGCCCTTGTTAAACTCTACGATATTGTACTCAAACGTTCGCACATCTGACCCGTTCTGCATCAGGGCGTATGGATAAACCAAATGCTGGTGATGGTCTTTGAATTTTCCTACAGTGTAACTGCCGGTTGTCTTGATGTCATGAACACTGGTAGGCATCAGTTCATCAATTAGACCGTAAACTAACACATTGCCGTATGCGGTCGGTAGGATTGCTTCTACCCTCTGCTGTGTTAATGCACCTTTGAAATAATCAGCAAACTCACGGCAAAGAGAAATAGGGAATACAAACTCACGATTGTTATAAATTGCTTTTATTGAGATTACCTTTTCACGCTCTTCTTCTTTGTAAAAGGAGCAATTCTCACAATGGGTATTTCTGCAATTAAACCCAAATGGTTTATTACAAATTGTATTTACGAATTTTTGTTTAACACTTTCAATCTGCATAGATTCTGACTTTCGATTCTCAACCATGCAATCAATGATTTCATTGAAAGCTGTGCCACGGTCGGCAGCTTCACTATCGAACGGTTTGCGGTTGATCCGGTCTATCAGCTCTTGGAACTGCAACTCGTGAAATTCTTCAGGGGTGTGGGGAGGATTTTCACTCCATTCCCAGTACTTTTCCCAAACAATATCACTATTCAAATACCCCAAAAAAGCATCAAGGATAGTTGCATAGAAGCGATACTTAGGCTGCTGCATCACTATACGTTTTAGTTTCGCTATTATAAGTAAGCCCCAATGACTTAACTTTTGCAGCAAAGAGATTACGAGCCATTATCAAGGAACTACCAATGTGGTCAAACTCTTTAATATGAGAAGCAAAATTATTGGCAGAATTTGCGTCAGTGATGAACTCGATGCTTTCTTTGATCTCTTCTATCACCTTATTGTATTTATCGCTCTCTGCTTTCTTTTGAGCTAACATAGAAAGATAAGGGTTAATTACTTGTGTAGTGATAAAATCATTCTTTGCTGTAGGATTTCCGTTAGCATCCAAATTCGTAGGAACTTCCATCACTGATGGAAGATTACAGGTATTCTTACCGTCATTACGGTTAGTCGGGTCAAAGGTTATTGTACATTTTACTTTGCCGTTTTCATTCTTAGCTTCCATATAACCAAGTAAATCCAATTCAGTAACAATAGAGTTATATGATTTCTCCCGTAATGCAGGAATGAATACTGTATCGTCACCCTCTTTTCTTGTGTCACGGTGAGCGACAAAGATTATATTTTTGTTCAAGTTAGAAAGGTTTCGAACAAATCCGCTAAACTCTTGATTGATACCACCCCAGTCTCTTATCTGCGGCTGACGAGTTCCACATTTATAGGAGATAATATAATCCATCATTTTTCCAATAGTATCTACTACTATGGTCTGATAAACTGATAAATCCTCTTGCAATACCTGTTGAACATCATTCCAAGATGTTATCTGTACAATATCCACTCCATTTAAATGAGACATATTTACACGTTTTACACCATTATCAAAATCTAGTAATAACGGTTTCGGAGCGCTCAAAGCAGTTGTAGTCTTTCTCATACCTGCCTGTCCGTAAATCATCATCTTAATGGTTGACGGAATCACTAATTCATTACTTTTCTTAATAAGACTCATAACTATATATTATTTAAAGTGGTTAAAATAGTTCCCGGATACCGAATCAACGGACACCGGGATTAAATCAAGATAATTTGCGGATAACCTCACCGCCATATGAATTTCTAGTTAGTTCTATAAACTCATAGACGGTAAACTTATCATTATCTACATCTATACCTTTATCCCTACAAAAAGACTCTCTCCCAGCTTTACAGCTCCCAGTAAGCACATGATGCCATATAAATAATTCCTTAGCAGAGTATTTTTTTGAAAAGTCAGAAAAATGCTCTTTAAACTTATCAATTCTTTCCTCTTCTGTACTATCATCATAAAGCTTTTCTTGCAAAGATTCAAATGCCTCGTGTAGAGTATTACCATGAGAAAACTGATCATTCCCTTTTACTATAAAACAAGGAGTAAGAGATAAGTCGGAACCGAGGATAAATCCTTTTGCAATGTTACCTTTTACATTTGTAATTATAGTAGGTATATTATCTACTATAGAAATAGTATTCCCATTTACAGATTTTATGCCATAGCCATCGCCAGAGCCATCGCCATCGCCAGAGCCAGAGCCAGAGCCATAGCCAGAGCCAGAGCCATAGCCATCGCCAGAGCCAGAGCTATAGCCATAGCCAGAGCCATAGCCAGAGCCATAGCCAGAGCCATAGCCAGAGCCAGAGCCATAGCCAGAGCCATAGCCATCGCCATAGCCATCGCCATAGCCATAGCCATCGCCATAGCCAGAGCCAGAGCCATAGCCAGAGCCATAGCCAGAGCTAATACTCAGAAACTGTTTTATTCTATCTTCCATCACCTTGCCCATACTGAAACACTTTCGATAGATTTAACAGATTTATCTGAGCACGGAATAATCTCAATTGCATCCAAAATTTCTATCTCTGGAACCGTAACAGTGAATTTACATTCACCTGGATTAGTCGTACCATTGATCGCTAATTGCGATATGCTAGCAGCACCATCCCAATACCATAATCTACGACAATTTTCGAGCTTAACTTCTCTACCATTTCTTTCTACTAACTCTCCAAAAAATACACCGGAACGATCTCCTCTTACAATTACTTTCTTTTTCATGATTATATATTATTAAAGTGGTTAATCAAAAAGCCCCGAACAGCAAAGCCATACGGGGATAATTCAAAACTTAAATAGCGGACTGGATACCGCACGGAGTCCTTACTCCGGGATTATAGTTAAACAATAGATTATTGGCCTATAATCTCTCTCATTTCAGCTTTAGCCAATGGAGAAAGATTTTTTATACAATTACATTTAAAAGCGGCTGATTCTAGTTCAAGCACATCATAACGAACACCGGAACGCAACTTCCCATCGGCATCTTTGTATCTCTTTACTAGGCCAGCTTTTACCCATTTAGTAACATTTCCTTTGCCATATTGGATATGGGCTTTATTTTGAGATATAAATTGAGACTCTTGGAAAGAATTAATACGTTCCTCTCTACGCCCCATTTCTTTTGCATAGTCTATCAAATTATATATGAACTCATCCGGAAAAGTATGTTTCATAAATTATCCTTTCTACATTATTGTTTTATTATTTAAATTTGATATTAAAAACTAACATTTAATTGCTATCTACTTTAGTTCTCATAATGCGCATCACTGTTTTTGCCGTAGAACGGACATTAAAGCACCTCATGTCTATTTGAAAATCAGGTATTATGGCAATAATAAAGAACAACATAGAAAAGAATAACTCAATACCATGCTTCCTTATCTCCTTCAAATCAAAATTCCTTTTTGCTCGATCACATAACAGGAATAAAGTAAGTTCTACATTATTATTAATACCTAACTTTCTATGAATATCTCTTATCTGTGCTTTGATGGTCCAACTGATTTTTTGAGCAAATTGGCAATTTCATCCGGCGTCTGTCCTTTTGCCACTTCATTAGCTACTTGGTATTCACATTGCGTTAGAGTTGCCATCACGAGACACGTTTTATATTAAAAAATTTAATTTTACCTTTAAAATATTTATCCCCATCGGTCTCTATTTCAATTCCCTTCCTTCTCAATCTGTAACGAGCAGAGCTCATCACGCAGTCATAGAAATCATCTGGGATTCTAGCTTTCTTTCCTATATCCATTCTGGAAATAGAATTTACCCAGTCGCTTGTTATTGTTTTTATTCTTTCTCCCATAATATTAATTATTTAATTGTTAGTGGACAGTGAAGGATTTGAACCTCCTTTTCATCCGTACAGATGCGTTTTAACCAAGTAAACCAACTGCCCGTTTGCCTGTATCACGTTAGATACAGGACTTTACATCGAAATACAACGGATATCACTATTCTCACGAACGACGATATCACCTCAAAGTATATTTTTATTATTTTCATTTTTTTATTTAAAAAGGGATGCACTATCTTCACAGACAATACACCCCGAACACACAAACACAAAATAAAAAACACGCAAAACAAAAAGTTTTTAAGTAGCTAATTACTCTTCTCTCTCTAGTCTCTTTTAGTTTTTCTCTATGCACACTTGACACAATGCAAATGTGACAAAAGAAAGCCAAAAAATAACATTTAATTCATTTGCGAACAATATTGTCATGGCAAGAGATATTGCCCAGATTGTTAATAATGGAGTACGTTTCATATTATATATGTATTAGTTAGTGCCCGCACCTTGATCCGATCAAGACTCACGCAAACAGTGCAACTGTCTGTGCGGGCTATATATTAACTTACTCACGTTGCTTCCTTCCGCTCATATCATCGCTGGTTGGCTATTACGCTATACTTCGCATCGGCTATACTGCTTATCTGCGCAGGCTACTTTAACGTGCCCTGAACACGACTTCATTTTTGAGGGTTAAGCCTCCCATCCCGAATTAGGATTCATCGGTTTACCGTTGTGCCCTGAAAGCGTTTCGCTCGCTTCTTTCGTAGATTCTAACCTAACAGAGCCACTTGTTTACTTATCAAACTTAAAACGTAAATTATCACATCCTTTTGGGACTTATTGATGGCAGTCAATTGTTGAGCTGTCACTTCATCTACTACTGCCAATTTTCTTATATACTTTCGAGTGAAAGCTAACCCCTCTTTTATCTCTTCTGTACTCATAATCACCTCCAAGAACTATCATAATTGACATATTTATCAGCAAAGAATGCTTTCAACACATTTCCCTGTTTTGGTTCAATCGTTCTCGGATTCAATGATGCTACATATTCATCCATTTTGAGGCGAGCGTCCACCCAAGAAGTACGCAAGGCAGATTTCAGAGAATAACCATACTTGTGAACGTAAGCCCAAGCTCTTTGCATGATGGCTTTCATGTTATACTTACCATTTCTTACAAGTTCATAATCTCTAGTTTTCATTGCCTTACCTATTTTTAGTTATGTAAATAATTTGCTTTTCTCGTTCAAACTTTGCACCTTTGCGATGTTGATTGATTGATTGACAATGCAAATATACAGAATTATTCTTTTCAACAATGCAGAACATTAAGAAATATTCTGTATTAAACATTATTTAACCATTATGTCGGATTATACATTATTATATATAGCTATGGATTTGAAAGACTTTGTCAGCGAAACACTGAAAGAGATAATTGCAGGCGTTAAGGAGGCGCAAGAATACGCAAAAGAACATGGAGCGATAATTAACCCTACTAAATTTGGGATTGTCGCACCAAAAGCCATAATGAATAAAGATAATGATGAGGTGACATCCATACAGCGTATTGACTTCTCATTATCATTGCAGCAATCTTATGCGGCTGACGGGAAGGTAAGCATAGGAGTTCTTGATATAGGAAAGATAGAAGGAAAATATGAAAATATTAAAGACAACAGGGTAAATTTCAGCGTTTTAATTACACTCCCATGTGGCGATACCCATTAGGAAGTGCATTGGCATTGAACTTCCCCTTTTTGATATAATCAGAAAGTTCTTCTGAAATTCGTATGGCTGTTTCAGCTTCTGTATTGTTCCCTACAAGATTGCTATTCAAAACCATTAGAAGCACTCTTTTCCTTCTTATCTGAGCGATGCGATTCTTGAAAATAGAAAATAGTTTCATAACAATAAAAATAAAGCGACCACCTCCAAAGTTGCGGTTGGAAAGGTCTAATAAAACAAAATACCGCAATATATAGTTATTTGAAAAAAAATATCCGCAATAGGTTGCAGCTACTACGGATATCATATATTAAACCTCTAACGAGGAAGTTTAACCACTTTGTCTCTGTAACATCTGCAACTTGTCACAGCACAAAGATACAGAATTATTCTTTATGGAAAAGGAAAAAGTCATTAAAATAATGGGCGAGATAATATCTTATCTCAAATTAAACCCTAAACAATTTGCAGAATCTCTTGGGTTTGATAGACCACAGGCAATATACGACGTATTAAATCCTTCCAAAAAGGTTGGAATTAGTAAAAATATGGCGGAAAAGATAAGCTCTAAATATCCTTATATAAATAAGGCATATCTTCTCACTGGAGAAGGCAACATGATAATAAAAGAAAATAAAGGTAACGTAGCTCAAGAAAATACAGGAGTAATGAATTACTTAACTATGCCCGAATCCGGGACCCCAAAAATTATTAAGCCTACCGGAGAGGTTGAAATACAGCGACTAGACCCAAGCGACAAATCAAACTCGGGCGAGCTCGATAGGCTACAACAGCGTATTCAAGATTTAGAAAGAATTATATCTGAAAAAGACGCTACAATAAAGTCTAAGGATGATTTAATATGTGTGTTGAAAGAAATGCTCAATAGGCAGTAAGTGTTAGGTTAAGGTTATGTTTTATTTGTAAAATTATACAACAGGTAAAATACGAAAAAGTTCAATAAAAACATCATATAAAACAAGAATTTATAAGACAAAAGTCATTATAAACAACAATTAGATATATTAATCAACTATGATAGATAAATGATCAATATTATAACATAAAATATGTTTGATAGATAAACAAAAAAAGCAGCATAGAATTCCATCTATGCTGCTTATCAAGAAATATAAAAAAAATATTTAAATCATATATTATAGACAACAAAAAGGTCTAACCAAATACATAATCTAGAACTTTACGATTAGCACGATCAATGCGGCTCCAATCTTTCTTTATATAAGTATCAGTAACGTCATGCCCGGATTTATGATTAAGACACATCGCAACATCATCCATTGATATACCACATTCATTTCTAGCAATAGTAGCCCAAGAATGGCGGGCTGCATAAAGAGTCAAATCAGGTATCCCTAATTCATCTCCTACTTTTTTCAAATGAGCATTAACCTTATGAACAAACTGTTTATGCGTAGAATATCTCACAAAAAAGTTAAACGAACGATCTCCTAATGAATCTTTATATCTCTCTAAATACGGCAATAACTCAGGCTCAACATTAATTGAAATAAAAGCCCTATCACTACGCCTGTTCATTGTTTTTCTACGTTCATATTCCAACCGTCCCTTATTAGGAATACCCAAATAGTACATATCCACAGAATTCATTCCAACCATAATAAAAGACATAATAAATACATCTCTAGCTATCATTACTCCAGTCATATTATCGGGAACACTATAAGATTTTATTGCTCGTATTTGTTCAGCAGTTAATGATCGTTTTCTAGTAACTGGATTTTTCGGAATCTTATATTTGATAAATGGATTGTGAGCAATACGTATTACCCCTAAATCCTCATCATTGTACTCCAATTTTGCTCTATTAAATATAGTCTGTATTTTAGACGTATATAACCTAACTCCTGAATCAGAGATATTACCTATACCACGTTTTGAGGGCAGACTTCTCAAATACTCATCATATTTCATAAGAACTGATGAAGTTATGTCAGAAAACTGTAGGTTCTTATTGCCTATAAATTCCTCAAATTTACGTACTGCAATACGATAATTTTCCCCTGTTCGCTTACCTTCTTTTAGCATTTTATCAGCAAAAGAATAGCCGAAATCAAAAAAATTAACCCCATCCGGCTTGTTTGAAAGTTTCTCCTTCATCAACTCACACAAACCTTTTGCCGAATAAAGGTCTATCGCATGTCCTAACTTGGATAGTTCTTCCCTAATTTTCAGAACATCAATCATTACCTGATCATATATAGGATTATTTCGTTCTTTCAACTCGAAAGTTTTTTTATTAATCGAATCCAAATTGACATAATGGGAAGTTGCAATATAAGAAGACTTTCTATCATGCGTAATTCTGATCTTGACATTCCAAGTATCATCTTCTCTTTTTTGATGTTTGAGGATAACTATTTTTACTGTAGGCAT